CTATAGAATTTGTTTTTTATTTTTTCGACTCACAAGGTCCGGTCTATGTTTGCAGATATACTTTCGAAATGAATGAATATTCAAATCGAATTTTTCTGCAATTTCCTTCATTGAGAGTGATGTCGATTGCATTAGGTCAATCGCGGCTGCATATTTGTTTGCAGCAACTTTTGTTTGTGTTATTTTTTTTCTTTGTCTCTTACCTTCGAGTAGCTCGGGATGATTAGCTTTAATATATTCTCTAAAATACTCATTGTATCCCATCGCTGACATTACTGTATTGATGGTAGCATCACTTTCTCGCAGCATCTTTATTCCATCCTGAAACCTCTCTTTTGCAGTAATAAGCAATGAGTTATGTTTCTCTATCGCCTCGGGATAGTTGCGGCGGATAAATCCTCCAAGACTATTGTAAACAAGTCCTAATCGTGAAGCAATTGACTTCAGAGATTCTGATGTGCTTTCATAAAGACGTAACGCCTCAGCATACTTCTCTGCACTACGGTTAGAGACTATTTTCCCATTATCGATTTTTATTCTTCCACGAACTTTTGTTAATTCAGGATAATGTTCCTTAACATACATCCTGAACACTTCGGGGTTTAATCCAAACTTAGCCGCAACCTGGGCGGTTGATTCGTCCGTTTTTTTCAAATATTCGATAGCATCGGCATACTTCTCTGCTGTAATTTTCTTGTAACGTTTCGTCTGTTCAAATGGGACATCTTCATCAAAACCCCTTCTTTGAACCATCAGCTCCGGATGCCATGTCCTCAGATAATGTCTTAAACCACCTATATTCACTTCTGATATATCGGCAATCTCTTGAATCGATAATGAGGTGTTTTTATATAGTTCTATTGCTGATTCGTATTTGGATATTGTATCTTCATTAGGCTCATGAATAGTCCAATTGCCATTTCTTTTTCCTCGTGTTTTTTGACCTGCAGCTTTGATTCGTTTCTGTTCTCGTTGCAATGTTATTTGTGGATAGTAGGCCAAGATGTGCTCTCGGAGTCCTTCAGGAGAAACATCACACTCTTTAGCAGCTTCTTCGATTGTTAAATCTGTTGAACCCAAAATTTCAACTGCAGATTTATACGCTTCTTTTGTCCATTTACGAACGCCATATTGTAAATTTACATAGATACCCATCTTTTGACGCTCCAACTCTCTGCGAGGTACTATTTCTGGATAGTGCTTGCGAAGTTGGGCTGCTAACGATGAACAATCCACACCAAAAATGCGCGCTATCTGAGATATGTTGTACTCAATATATTCTATACTATCACACGCCTCAATAGCATCTTTATATTTGTAATGCGATGCCGTAGTTTGTCCTCTGCAACCTCGCAATTTTACGTTCTGATATTCGGTAAGGTTATGTCGCTTAATAATAAGGTCGCGATGGTGCTTAGATAGATATGCGCTGAAAGCACAAATGCCTATGCCCATTCTTTCACATATGCACTTTATGGAAAGATCGGATTCCGAATATAGGGATATAGCATCTCTATATTTTAGCTCTGCACTTATCTTGACTCTTTGCCCTAACACAATCCAACTCTTACTTATTATTACACGTTACGCCCTGTTAATCAAGGTCGTATAGCTTGATTAACAAGTGATTGAACTCAACATCTCTTTGTAAGAGAGGCTTGTGTTATATTCATCTATTGATTACGAGCAGGTTATTTGAATTGGTATAATATATTTTGCTCAACAATTCATATTAGTGCTCAACAAAATTTGAATCTTGTATATATTTTTTTTGGTGTAAAATGGTGTTATTTGCTGAAAAATATATAACTTTGTAGCGTTAATCATTTCTCTTACAAAGAGATAAGTTCTCTCTTACAAAGAGACTACATCATTTGCTCAACAAATCTTTTATAGAGATTTCAGAATCATACTATTTGCTTTGTCAATTGCCAATGTATCCAATGATGCAAGGTAAATTCGTGTGGTTGCTTCTGAATCGTGTCCCATTCCTTCACTTATTACCGATAGTGGCACATTCTTACTTTTGGCTATACTTGCCCACGCGTGACGGGCAACATACAAGGTTAGTGACACAGACACTCCTAACTCCTTGCCGATGATTTTCAGACAGCGGTTGATGTTGTGTGCTGAATAAATGTATTGCTTCCGTTCATCAATATCACTATGTGGCTTGATGATGGGTAATAGGTAGTTGGAATGTACCGTATCGTACTTATCCACAATATCCTGCATACACTTCTCCCACTTGATGAATAATTGTTGTCCTGTCTTGCGCCTGCGATATGATAGTACACCATTTTGCAAATCCTTTTTTCGTAGGTATGCCATATCAACGAATGACATACCACGGGTATAGAAACTCATAAGAAACATATCACGAGCGAAGTCAAAGGTCGGATTCATCGAGAAGTCCATCTCCTTGATTCGCTTAATGACTTTCAAAGGTACGCCTCGTTTTACAGTCTTATCCACTCCAGTATAGACATGCTTGAATGGGAAGCGTTGTAACGTAAGCCCCGCTTCTACAGCTCTATTATACACGGCTCGCAGAATGCGCATATAGAATGAAGAACTATTTGGACTGATGCCATTTATGCGTAAGTAGGACTCATAATGCATCATCAAGTCAGAGTTTATATCGTCTAAGGAAATATCTTTACTCTCTCGAAACCTCATAAAACTATTAAGCGTAGAAACGTATGTCTCAGCAGTACGTGTTTTACCTAGTGTCTTCAACGAAGCGATAACTCCTTGCATAAACTTGAATAGTTGATTCTCAGATCTTTGAAATAATTCAACAACATCATCTGAGGTATAAATGCGTCCTTCCTGATCTAGTGACTTAATAATACGGTTAAACCGTTGCATATCTTCGTCAATGGAAGATTGGAGCCTTAAAAGATGAGCATCTCGTGCATTATTGTTCTGTGATTTGAGTATGACTGAATTATGTGTATCCCATTCATGGGAATAAATATGATAATTCGTTGTCACTTGTCGTGCAATACGATTGTGAATAATACGATAGAAGATTGCTCCAGATTCTCCTTGAACCGTTGATGGTCTAAATTTGATTTTAATACTTGCCATGTCGTTTATTATTAAGGATTATGACTTATAGAATTAGAGGCCCCATTCTCAGTGAATGAAGGCCTCAATTATTTATTGTCTATTTGTATGTATTCTGAGTACTTGATATCGACATAAGGATTGTCGCTTGATATGGTCTGGTGGACTGCTTTAACCTTCTTCCAAAAGAGACATTTACGCTTGTATTCAACCCATACGGTTTGTTGTAGAGTAACAGGCAATCGGATATCACCTTTGAGGCTGTCATTATCAATAACAGCATCAAGCTGGATATGTGGCGACACCATCTCCACCTTCTGCTGAACTACTGGTACCGTATCGCGGATGAAGACTGTATCACGGATTACTGCATTGATAGGTGCTGTTACCTCCAACTGATGTTTTGCGGCTGCCTGAAGGTCTTTTATCTTAACTCCCATCTGACGAATCTTCTCTGCATCTGCGGCACGAAATCGTTCGTACTCATCAATGGTCAGGCGCAATGCTTTTGCATCGACAGCCATCGTTGTAGAATCAATCTGCATACGCTCGATATCAGAGAGCAGAGCCGTGTTATTCTGTTTGTAACGGTCTCGCTCATCGGAAAGCCGGGCGGAGTGTTTGTACTGAATGAAGACGACTCCTCCAAGCAAGAGGATTATCGCTAATAGTATTTGTGAAAACTTACTCATAACTTATTGAATTTTCGGGGATAAACCATAGATACTCGCCTAAATAAGGCTCTTCGAGTAGCACTAAAGCACCACGATTCTTGATGCGATCTTCTGCGAGAACCTCCACGATGAGGCCACGACAACCAACAAGGTCATCGAGCCTCATCGCAGTGAGTTCCCTGGAAGTAATTACTGTAATATGGGCGTTCTGAATCATTGCTATTTACCACATACGGCGTTGTGTTCCAAGAGCGCACGAAGGTCTTCACGAATCTCGTGCAGGTCGTTCTGAATAGAGGCAAACTGGGTGATAGTAGCCTCAAAAACTGCCTTATCAAGTTTGATGGCATCAATACGCTCGTACTGATCCTTAATCTTCGTATCAAGGACTTCGCATCGAGTGATCAACTCCTCAATCTGACGGGTGTTGTTCAGGTGCTGAATGTACATCGTAAGTACGAAAGTGAGCACTACGGTAATGACCTTAAAGTGCTTCAATACAAATTCTTTGAGTTGTTCCATAGTCTATTCCATTAGTAGTGAAAATGCTTCTCTAATTGCTCGGAGCAGGGCTTCTGCTCCGTCGCTGTTCCAGAACCCGAAGATGACAAGTGCTATCATTATCACGAAGTAGGTCCACCACGCAATATCCTTTCGGGTTACCTTGCTTTTACTCTTCCTCTTTTTGTTCATTTTTCGGAGGGTTAGTCGGGACAATTACATTGAATATCACATTGCCATCAGCACCCTCGATACGCAGTCTATTCTCCTCCTTATGCTTGATGGGGAAAATATCCATCAGAGCCTTTGCTGCATTGACCGAAACGGCACGAAGTGGAGCCGGTGAGAGTGGCACGCCAAAGCGGTCTGTATAATCCGTTGTAGCAGTCTCATCCATCACGGCTTTGAGAGTTTCGGTTACTTGAAGCTTTACTGCCATAGTCTCCATCTCGAAGCGTTCTGACGAGAGAAGAGTTTTGATGTACGCATATATGTGCGGTCTATGTATCAGATAGTTTGCCGATGACGCAGGAGCCTTCGAAGCCTTCTCGCCGAACACCTCTTTAAAGCATTTGCCCGGTCGTCCGGCATACTCCAATCCACCGTTCACATAGAGTTCGCAAAACTGCAACTCCGGCTCGGTGAGAGGCTTCTCCTCCTGATTATTCTGTATATTGTTGGTCTGTTCTGACATATTTTTTTCTCGTTTATTTAAGAGTAGGTATTTTTGCTTCTGGAGGTTTAGCGAAAGGCTTATTTTCTCGAATTAATTGATCCATCAACGCTTCGTAGAAGACATCGGCAAGAGCATTGGCGCACGCCTCGGCATCGGCAAGCGAGTTTATGAGGCGCATATTGAACTTGATTTCGAGGTCGTAGCCCGAAATCACAGCCATCAGTTCGTTGCCATCGTATCCCAAAGCACCGTACATCATTCGGTCTGCGGTGCGGAATGTTATGGTTTCTGGTACTCGTTCTTCTATCTTCATATTGTTTTCTTTTAAGCGTTATATGATAAGAGTAGAAGTTGAATGTGTGATTAGTTGTTTTTAGGGCAAATAAATGCATTGGCGAGTAATTATTTTAGTCAAAACCTCTTCATGTCAAATATTTCGATTAACTTTGCGGTGAAGTAGATGTATGCATTTCATGCTTAACCTAGCTAAAAATTGTTAATCAATGAGTGAAGAACGTAACCACATCAAAGTCTTCGTATCATCAACAGTTTATGATTTCGAGACAGATTTAAGACGCATATTTCTTACCCTAGATAGTTTTGGGTATGATGTATATATGTCAAAGGAGGGAACTATCCCACTAAATAGTAGACTGTCCAATCTCGTAAATTGTGTCAATGGAGTTGAGGAGTGTGATGTGTTTCTCGGTATAGTTCGACCATTAATCGGCTCTGGTGTTCTGGAAAAAGAAGGACGTTCGATTACAGCCCAAGAGTTTGATAAGGCGGTAGAACTAGGTATGCCTAGATTTATTTTAGCAGACTATCGTGTAGAATTTGCACACAAGTTCCTTAAACTAATGGATTGTGATACAGACTCTATTCCATTGAACAAGGAAAAAGTCGAAGTCAATGAGCAGAATGAAAACGTGGTAAAGTTATTGCCAAACAATGTTGTTCACGGAGAATGTGTCGAGATCTATAGGCTTGCAATACAGAATCATCTTAAGCCTAAATACAGAGTTGGAAACTGGGCTCAACCATACAAGGATAGCGAGGATATACAGCGCTTTATAGAGTCTCAATTTAAGGATGTAGAACGCATAAAGAGTCTAATCAATGGATAGTAATTTTGTTGAAATGCTTTTATCTCAAAAGCATCTACCATTACCTGTGGAATGTGTTTCACGACCTAACATTGAAAAGATTGCTAGGTCAATCTGCGCATTATTAAATGCTCAAGGGGGATGGGTGGTTATAGGTGTAGATGATAAGTATAATTGCGTAGGAATAGAAAATTTGGATATCGAGAAGGAAATTCAACACGAGATAACCAACAACATATATCCTCTGCCACTTGTCTATGTGCAAAAGGAGTCATGTAAGGGCAAAATTGTTATTTTAATAACTGTAATGAAAGGTAGCTTGCCTCCATATTCGTATAAAAATAAATACTATATTAGTCGTGGGGATATTACAGTTACACCATCATCTGACGAGATGAGTCGTTTGATGAGAGACTCGTTTGCTATAAAGTCTGGATGGGAATCAATTGCTAATCTATATGCAGATAAAGACTCCTTGAATAATGATCTTATGGATGAGATATATCATCAGGGGATATCATCTGGGCGTTTAGCCGAGAGCAAAAATGGACTATACTCAATATTATCTGAGCTTCAATTGCTTGATTCATATGAAGTGAAGAATGGTGCAGTCGCACTATTTTCAGAGGACATAAAACAATGTCTTCCACAATGCAGAGTTAGAATTCAGTTGATGAGCAAAGGCAAAACAGCTGATAAATTCGATGATAGTGTTACATTGGAAGGCAATATTTTTGGGCTTCTTAGTAAAACCATCAACTACTTCAAAGAGCGTTTGCCTAAGCAATCTTTCTTTTTGGAGGGGAAAACGACACGTATAGATGACTTTATTTATCCGATAGATGTATTAGATGAAGCTGTAAGCAATGCACTCATTCACAGGGACTACTCTGACTCTCTTGATGAGGTTACTATCTTTATATTCGCAGATAAAATTGAAATAACCAACCCTGGTCGTTTGCCAGATAAATTAGTGAAAGGCAAGAATGAAGTCTTGCCTCATGGTTCAATACTTCGTAATCCTCTTATGGCTGAAATGTTTTACATTGCTGGAGAGATGGAAAAGACAGGCCGAGGTATGACTCTTATATCCAGTAGAATGAGAGAGTTAGGCAAGAAGTTGCCTGAATGGACTAGTTCTAATAATAGAACAACTTTAAGGATATTTAGTAAATCTGGAAAGTTGACATTAAATGAACGTATAGAACACTTTGTGGGTTCACGCCCTAAAGAAAGTATATTTAGTAAGATTGAGTATATTGATTTTTTTGAGAAGAAACCATCAAAAATCACAGCTCAAAACGATATTCAGTCAATGTTAAGTCTTGGCATATGTGAAAAAATAGGTAATGGACCGTCAACTAAATACAGATTACTTTGACCGATATTGACCGATAAAACATAATATATAGTGTTATACAGCGCCTTTTATGTATTTTTCCACCCTATTGAATTGACCGATAAAAGGTTAATTATTATTCTAGACTTTAGGACTGAGGAGATATGTGAAAGCATAGTTCAGTAGGAGATAAATGAAAGTAATATAGTTTATCTCCTACTCAATTTAGCAACTTAACTGCTATAAGTAAACAAACCTATATCTTGAAATGTTTTCGTGTTTTATCTCGTTGCTGGGTTGGCATCGTCGCTCCATCGTTGTTTCTTAGGCGTGAGGTGTAGACACCAAGCACATCAAGGGTTGCTGTTACATCGGCTGCTGCATCGTGAGCATCATCGAGGTCTACACCTAATTGCGAGGCTACGATTTCCAACTTGTATGATGTTATCTCCTTATCGGCTGCAAAAGCCAAGCGACCTATAAGAATCGTGTCGATATAGTGAGGCTGGAAGTGTCCGTAGTAATCTTTTGTTCCGGCAAATGTCTTCTCAAACTCCTCCATTAGCTCTGCGTAGTTCATCATCTGTTGCAAGAAGCCGATATCGAACTGAATGTTCTGCCCGACAAGAAAGGGCTTGCACTGCTTGCCAACAGATGCGGTATTACGCTTGGCAAAGGCGATGATATCGTTTGCCACTTTGATAATATCCACTCCCTGTTGTTTGAGCATATCCATCGTTATAGCCGAGTAGTCCAATGCCTTCTTCTCGTAGAGCATTAGAGTGTTATCCTCACGGGCAATTTCACTGCGAGTGCGGAGTATCTTTTTGGTGGGTAATCCTGCCGACTGCTTGTTGTAAGGAAGGATGTAAGCCTGATACTGGTCTGTCACCTGCCAAGTGTCGAGTCGTACCGCTTGTACTGCTATCTGGGTGCAGGCACAAGTCTGTGGATCAAGACCTCCTGTCTCGAAGTCGAGTCCGATGCCTACATATACTTTTGGTTCTGTCTTTGGTGCCATATTACTGAATGAATAGAAATGAGTTACGATATGATTGCAGGGCGTTAGAAGCTGTGTAGTCACTGTATCGAATAACTGCTGTAAGGATGATTATCTTACCCTTGATATGTTGCAATTCCTCCTTGTGTGCACGATAGAACTCATCCCACAGAGTACACTCAGCAATCTGATTGTTCTGCGATAGTATCAACTTCGCAAATCGCTTGCGTTGCCCGGTCTCTCTGTCGGTATAGCTATGCTCTGAATACTCGGCCACGGTAGCACAAACGGCAGCCTTACGACCATCGTTCTCATCTCGCATAACATCAGTAAGAGATATGTACGATGCCTTACCCTTGACCTTCGCTCTGTCTGGTGAGTTGGAGAAGATACGACGGTAGTCAATCGAGCCTATGCCTGACACTGCAATCTGCTGTTGTGACCAGAAGTAATGCTTATCTCGCAACTCTTCGGGGGCATCGCTCTCACGCAGATTGAAGCCTAATTTCAGTGCCGCTCGTTTGAGTATGGCATAGCGTTCCGTTACCGCCTGTACATTCTCAATCTTATCAAAGCAGCCTGCCAGGATCATATTCTTCAAATGGCGGGTATTAACCGGCACACGACCATTCTCGACCATCGGGTTTACCTCGTCCCAATGTTTGAGGTCTTTACTTCGTAGTTTATGGCGGAAGATTCGCTCGATAAAGTCTTCGATGCTCGTAAATCTGCCTCTTGCACGCACCGTAACGATATATGCGGCTGCTTTCGTTCCCAGAAACTTGATGCGGTTAAGCGACCAATAAATCTCATTTGTCTTGTAGTCTGTGAAGAACTCCACCGTAGAGTGATTGATGTCGGGCGGCACAATCTTCGCCACCGAGCATCGCTCCATCTCCGACATAAGTGCCGGCATCTCCTTATCATCTGCCCACTGCAATGCCACGGTGTAGAATGCTGTCGGATAGTTTGCCTTGAGCCACGCACCGCAGAACGCTGTAAGAGCATATGCTGCAGCGTGCGAGCGGTTGAAGGAGTATTTACCCGCCGTCTCTATCTTGCCCCATATCTCTTCGGCTTCGTAAGGCGGGCAACCGTTCTTAATTGCACCCGCAATAAAGTCGTTTTTAAGCGATGCCATAAGGTCGGCTTTCTTCTTACCGATAGCCTTACGCAGGTAGTCAGTTTTGCCGAGGTCAAAGCCTCCGAGCGTATGAGCCACCGACATAAACTGCTCCTGATAGACCATAATGCCGTAGGTATTCTTCGTTGCCTCATAACAGCCGAAGTTATAGACCGGAGCCACATCGCCTCGGCGGTAACGAACATAGTCATCTGTTGCTCCGATGTCGAGTGTAGCAGGTCGAAAGAGAGCATTTATGGCAATCAGCTCCTCAATGCAGTTAGGCTGAACATCTTGGATAAAGCGTGTGATGCCAGGTGAGGAGAACTGAAAGACATTCTGCGTATTGCCCTCGGAGAGTATCCGATATGTCTTCTCATCATCGAGCATGTCGCTTGTAATCTTCTCTATGGTCAGCTGCTGATTGTAATGCTCATTTACGAGGTTGATGGTGGCACTGAGTTTTGCCAACTCCTTCGTTGCCAGCACATCCTCTTTGAGCAATCCAATCTCATCGACAGAGTATCCATCGAACTCCGATACCAATGCTCCGTCCATCTTGCGTATGGGCAAAAAGTCAAAACAATCAGCCTCCTTGCCATCACGCTTTTCGGGGGTGACGATAATTGCCGAGGCGTGCACAGATGCCGCCTTTGGCTGCCCGAGCAATACTCGCGCATCTTCAATCACTTCGGGATAGGTCTGTATAAAGTCGTAGACCTTACGATTGGTAACGGCTATCTTGAAAAGTCCGGTCCAGTCGGCACCATCATCGAGCATCGCTGTTATGTAGTTTACCGTGCCGTGCGGTACACGGTGTACTCGCGCCACATCTTTAAGAGCAGCTTTGAGTTTTAGCGTAGTGAATGTTCCTGCCGAGAACACACGCTGACGACCACCGACATTGTATCGCTGTTCAAGGTAGTCCTTCATCTCCTGACGGCGGTCTGATGCATAATCGACATCGATATCGGGGAGCGAGGCGTGCCCACCCTCGACAAGCCCCTTATCCACAAACGAGTCAATCACCTTCATCGGGGCTGTTGCTCGTCTTCGTTTTACTCTTGTTACTATCATCTGAAATACTTTTTATGTCGCACAATGCAGCTAACGGTCTGGTGCGATACACCATACTCAATCGCCAATTCCAACTGCGTCACGCCACCTGCATAGTAGCGTTCGCGTATTCGCTCTGCCTGTGCGTTGGTTAGTTTTGCATTACGGCTCTTCTCGCCATAGTCGTTTTTGAGGTCATTGGCTATGGCGTGCTCCATATTGCGCTGGTGAGTACACATCTCAAGGTTCTCCACAGCATTGTTGTAGCGATTGCCGTCTATATGGTTAACCTCCAATTCGGGGTCCCAATCATCGAGGAAATGTGCTGCCACAATGCGGTGCACGGAAAACTTCTCTCCGTTGCCGTTCTTATATAATCTCACACAGTCATAGAGCGATGTTTTGCCACACCAATGCGTTAGTATGCGCTCGGGCTGCGTGCGTGTAATGCCGCCCGAAGTAACCTCCCTTTCAAGGCTCTTGATACGACCTTTGTTACTGACTTGATAACACCCTTCATAGTTTTCAATGTCCACCCAGATCTCCTGGGTATCACTCATCTGTTATTCGCTTTAATGCGGTTTGAAATATGTCTCTTTGAATCTCTATTCCGATAAATCGGCGTCCTGTATTTCGGCAGGCAATGGCTGTACTGCCACTGCCCATAGCAAAGTCAATCACCAAATCGCCCTCATTGGTGTAGGTGCGGATTAGGTACTCAAGCAGTGCCACAGGCTTCTGCGCAGCGTGCAAGCACGATGTCTGCTTATCGGTCTTGAACTTTATGACACTGCGTGGATAGCGCTCTGTGGAGATGTAGTCCCGATAGTTATCGTGCTTATGGTATATCTCCCCGGCGTTACACTTACGCTGGTGTGCAGCCATAACAACCTTGCGTTTATGACCATCGGTCTTTATGGGGTTGTATGTTGGTAGTTTGTCGTAGAACACGAGTATATCTTCGTGGGCCTTCATTGGCATACGCTTGGCATTGAGAAAGCCTGTGGGCTGTGTCTTCTCCCACACCCACGAGTAGCGTAGCTGCTTGAGGTTTGAGGCTCCAAGCACGCTCGTAAATGGTTGCTGACAAAAGAGCAGAATGGGTGTGGAAGGCATAGTAACGCCACGAAGCACCTGCCACATCTTTGTTATATCTATGGGCGAATCCCAACGGCAGTGAGTAGTGCCATAAGGCGGATCTGTGAGTATCATATCAGCCTTGATGCCTTGCTCGGCAAGCATAGGAAGCACATTGAGGGCATCGCCTTGGTAGAGGTCGCAGCCGTTATAAGGACTCAGATGTTCGTAGTTGTTCATTGGCTATCTCCTTTAAGTTCCACAAGCAATCTCGGCGGTCTAATAGGATGTCATCGCCACAACTCAATTTATCGGCTGCAATAGTCATCTCCTTGCCATCACGCACGATGCGTAGTTTGGCTTCGGGATGCAGTCTGTATATCGTATTTTCAATTTCAACCTCTATGTACTCCATACCTCGCTGTATGGGTATGTCGGGAGCAAGAACCGTCAGTTTATCCTTCCAACTAAGCCCACATCGCTCAGGGACAAGGAATCGTGAGAAGATAAGATCATACTTTATCGGGTCAATGGAGGTTATCCCCAGCAGATACGACACGAGTGAGCCTCCTGCCGATCCACGACCGATACCCGTTGCAATGCCTAGGCGTTTTGCCTCACGCACCATATCCCACTGCACAAGAAAGTAATCCACATTGTCGGTCGATTCAATGATATATACCTCATCCTCTAATCGGTCACGGTAAATTTGGTGTTTCGCCTCCGGGATCTTCTCCGCAAGCCCTTCATCGAGCAGGCGAAGAAACATCGTGCGTCTATCTACATAGCGTTCTTGCTCCTCGGGGCGCATCATATATTCAGGCATAAACATCTTACCAGTTTCAAAGGCTGCATCGGCACGCTCAGCAATATCTACCGTATGTCGGCACATCCTCTCAAAGAGTCCGTCAAAGTCCCACTTCTCCGAAAAGAGTGGTTGCAGAGTGTTGTAATGCTCATCTACGCTCTTGAAGTATTGCTCCTCACTCTGCTCGTGGGCAGCACCCGTAGCAATCTTGTTAAGTACGATCTTCGACTTAGCATCATCACAGTCTATGTAGTAACTATCTGCTATAAGAATAGGCTCTACGCTGAACGAATCGTTTACGGCATCGTAACAATTCTCGAAGTAGTGCTTCAGTGCGGCTAACTTCTCTCGGTCTATACGGTCTGCCTTATACTCGTTGCCATCAACCTGATAGTAGACTGCATCGAACCGCTCCTTCATCCGCTCGACATTGCGTGGATTCTCCGTCATCCAATACGCCGAGCGAGTGGCGAAGACTATGGCACACCCCTCGGCATAGAGAAATAGCCTCGAGTACTCGATGACGCCATCCTCGGAGTTTACCATCACCTCTCGTTGGATGTTGAGCAGGTTATGCAGTCCTTTGTTGCTGAGAGCATATATCTTTATCTCGACCTTTGTTTCGTTATGCAGCATTGTGAGAGTGTAACCAAACAGAGGTTTAAGCCCCGTCTTCGCACACTCCTTTTGCAGGTTGAGCGTGGCGGCCATTGTGTTGCGGTCACAAATGCCCACGGCTGTATGCCCAAGCCACTTTGCCTTGCGGCATAGACCATCTATTGAGCCCGATGCGTTAAGCAGCTCAAAAGGCGTATGGACACCGAGATTGACAAACGGGATATTATGCTTCGAGGGCTTTGGCTTGCCTATATGTTTTAAGATATAGAAGCGGAACTCTTCACGCAGGTCGTAGTAATACCAGTTATTGCCGAATGGGAAAGCGACATAGAATATTCCCTCGTCCTGCAACTCTTGCGGGTTTTCCATAAGGTTGAACCTTACTTCGCCATCTTTGTTCTTGAAGATTGATTCTACACCCGACAGATCCGCAAGAAACATCTTGCCGAAGTTCGGGATTTCCACGACCTCATTGTCAATGGTGGTATAGTCTATGTTTTGGGCATTGAGCCACTGAATTAGTTCCTGCATCATAACTCTTGAACCTTTCGTAATTTGAAGTTTGAGGGAGATTGAAGGCGTTGAACAAATATTTCGAATATCTCCTCCACGCTCATCTCGTCCCAGTCCTTATGGGCATCTGCGATGTTGGCCACAAAGACAGTGAAGTACTTGTCGAGTCTACTAGCCGCCTTCTTTACAGGCTCAACAGCATCACCATCATAGCCGACAATCACTGTCTGAACTCTCTTGCATTGGAGTTTATAGACCTGTACATCGGAGATCTTCTTTCCGAAGGTTGCTACAACAGCCACTCTGGGATTGTCGTATAACTCCAGCTTGCGGGTCAGGGCTATAACATCAAAGATGCCCTCCACGAGGATAACCGTATCGGTCTCACCCTCGTGAATAGCATCATAGTTATATAGTAGTTTGGAGAAGTTGTTATTGACAGAGTTGCGATAACGCAATATCTTGAAGCCACCATTGTACTTGACCTTGCGGTTATGGGCATCGATATCGCTCTTCGACCAGGTATGACGACCCACGAAGCCCACATTTTCCCCGTTGTCAATGATGGGAAATATCACATAATCCTCAAAGCGAGGATTGAGACGATTGGTAATGCCCACTGGGAAATAGTCGTAATCGTCGTAGACAAAACCTCGCTCTTTGAGGTATGGATGGTTAAACGTGCGTTTGTAGAAGTCCGGCAGTTCGACAGGCTCCAACTCATCATCAATCTCATCAGGCTCTATGTCTAAGACGAATTGCAGAGGTGCTGTGATATCGGCCGTAGGAGTAACCATCAGGTCCATACGACCTATGGCTTCCAAGAGTTGTCCGAGGGTGCGCGTAGATTTTCCACACGAGAAACAATGCGCCATAAAGGGCTCACGGCGGGCAGTCTCCGGTCCTATGTAGATACCGAACTTACCTCCCGACTTGCCACAGAAAGGGCAACGCGGTACGATAAGGTTCTTACCCGTACCGTCACGCTTTGCGCCCGTCTCGCGTGCTATCTCCTGCACCAAATTCTGATATTCCTTTGCTGATAAATCCATATACTTAGGAATAGCTGTAGTACAGGAGCTAAAGTTTATAAAGTGAGCAAAAAATTATTCCGACATCAAACTATCTGTTCGTTGACTATCGTAGAATACCTCATTATCATAGTCTGTCGCAATCTTAATCGTTGCTCCCTTCTTGAAGAAACGGCTCTTGGCAATATGCAGTCGCATAACATTCTCTTTACGCTCGGCAGATGACTGATTAAGCGATATAAGGTGAGTACAAGGTCGTGCAAGGCCCTTTGCCTCTGAGCAGTTATACTCGGTCAGCACATTATTCTCGTTATTGAGCCAATCTCTATCCTCAATGGTTGATTGATATGTAACTACCATCCACACCTTCTCATCTGCAGCAAGGTCTTTAAGGTCGTTAGCAACGGCTATACGCTTTGCTCTCTCGTGTTCAGCTCCCCAATTGCGATGTCTCGCATCAGTGAGCAAATCCATTGAGTCTATGATGACTATGTCGGGACTGTGTCCTTCCAACTTGCGGTACTCCGATATGCCGTTCTTAATATCAAGCGTAGATACCTGAGCATTGAATCGAGGATAACTTCTGACCACAATACTGCCACCATAAGACTCAATCATCTTCTGGTAGTGTTTCATCTCTGCATCGTGTATCTTTCCTTTCTCGTAATAGTATGCATTCTTCGAGATAAGTCCGCCTGAATATGCATTTAATGCCTCTTCTTCCGAGCCCTCTAACTGAAAGTGCAGTACATTGAGGTTGTCATCGATGTTTGCACGCACACCAATCCACTTTGCTATATGCGATTTACCTACACCTGTAGATGCAAGGAAGCAAGTAAGTTGGCCACGAAGATTGCGACCTCCGTTTAGAGCATCCAAGAATGGGATATAGAAGCGGATAACCTTCGCAGCTCCGGACTGTTCTTCCTCAAACTCTCTACGCTTATTAGCCTCGTATCGCTCCATGAAAGTTTCAGCGACATTCACAAATGAAGAGCTCTTAAGCGTAAATCCCGCAACCCACTCGGCATACTTACGAAGGACATCTTCCGCCTTCTCCTGTTGGTTGTCATTATATAATTTACCGACTTCTATATATACCTTTTGAAGACGAATACCCTTGATATATGATTCCAGCATATCGGTCATCACCTCTATGCTCTGTCCCTCATCATACTCTCGGAAGGTATCTATAAGCTCCAATGCATCTACATCATCGTGGAATGTCTGCGAAAGTATTGCATAAGAAGGCGTATGCTTATAGGTATGGTAGTGCGAGGCTATCACCTTCTGAATACGCTGAAACGAGCGGTCAGGCAGGTACTCGCTGCGCATATGCTGTGAGACTATTGCGCATAAGTGGTCCTGCCTGAGTGCTGTCGCATACAGTTCGTAGAGAAATTCGGTACTCAGTGGCGATATTTTATTATCCATTACTCATTCTGTTGTTTTCGCCACGCCTCGCAGCGGATTCTATATAATTCTGGATGTACATGCTCTGTTCGCTTTTCGCACAGTGGAGCATTCGTACATCTCTGGCAAATCGGTGAAAATGGAGTCCACATCAATGTGGATGTACCACAAATCAGGTAGCCCAATTTATCCGACATCCATCGACGTTTGGTGTGCTCCTCATATTCAGGATAGATGAATATCGCCAGTGGATGTTTACTATGATCCTCGACCATTGACAAATATTTACCCCTAGAGACCTCAAAACAATTCAGCCACCTATCCTCGTGTTTTTTTCGATGGTTGATGGGAACCATATATCTCTCTATGGCCTTATCCCCGAATGAGTGCGATATATTCCAATGCTTGCGATAGTCCTCGCGAAATTGAGCCATTGCATAGACCTGACAGATGCAAAAGTCCGTTAATCGTTCTGCACTTACCGAACCTAATTTCATTATCAACTTATCGTAGCAGCTACCAATATGTCGTTCCGCTGATCCTCCTTCAGGTTTCTTAAAATCCTCCCATAGTGTATCTTTTACCAACTTGGTAAATACACGCTTGCACCCTTCAATCCACTCTTTTTTCTCCATCTCTTGTAAGTAATTTTCTAAGTTGTGCCTTTGCCAAAAACAGTCGGCTCTTTACCGTTTCGACATTCTTTGTTTGTAGCGTTCCATTCTGGTAGGTAATCTCCATTATCTCGCTGATTTTATAGCCTGCCTGTTGCAGTAGAAAAGCCTCACGGTATATAGGTTTTATCTGATCCAGTGCCCACAGAATTTCATCACTATAGTAGTCCTTATAGTTATTCATACCCATACAGTTCGCCGAAGGGTTGCACTCATCCAACAATGTGGAACGCAACTCTTTTACATCGACACTATCGTCTGGCGGAGTACGGGTTTTATTACGCTTATTGAGGTCAGCCACAAGGCGTTTCGTTACTGCATATATCCAGGTCTTCACCGGTCTTGCAGGGTCGTAGCTGTCCATATACTTGTAGAAGTTCACTAGTGCCTCGACATAGTTATCTTCTATATCTTCCTGATTGTATGTGTACTTGATACAGATGCTGTACACCAGATTTTTATGTGGCATCACATACTTTTGCAGTAGTCTAGCCCTTCGTTTGGCGGTCTCATCATCGGGGATTGCCGCCGTCTTTTTTAACACATCTTTCTTGTCCACTCTTCTAACTGAAAAGGGGTTCAACTCAATCTGAAATGTCCTAATCTGTCAGCTTCGAAGAGCGTCAATTAAAAAAGTGGGCGGTTTGTCACCGCCCGAATCTATGCGGTCATTTTATAATCTGTGTTTGCGTATGTAATAAAAGAATAGGTGGCAAGCATCGGCAGCGTTGTCATCGGTAGGCACATAACCATACTTTTTACAGGTTTCTACCATCTTGGACTTTGTCGCGTGCCCATCGCCTGTTGCCCACTTCTTGAGTGCGGCGGGGTTCACAAACTCCGGCTCGGGCAGGTTCAGTTCATCGCAGACCTCCAACAACACACCTCGCAACTCCGAGAGTCGTCTGAGGTCGTAGAAGTGGCGGTTGATGCTCACATCCTCGGCCACAATCTGCTTTATGTCGTACTTTCGGATAAAGTCGATAAGTAGCGAGCGGAATGAGCCATGCATCTTGTTGTCGTTGCGTCGTCGGCTCTCGGTGAGATTCCAAGTACCTGCCTCGTGTTTTGAGAAGTAGCCACAGTGTGTTGCCACATCCAAGGCGAGAATATCGTCGTGCTTCAGTGCCTTATTCTCCGATGCGTGATTCTCCATTCTCCTTCGTTATTACAAGTTTGTGAGGATAGCCTTCGGCCACATTGCCGTGCGAAACTACGAGGACAGTGCCGCCCAAAGCGTTTAGAGCATCGAACATCGATGATAGTCCTGCTTCATCTACCGCTTCGAGTATCTCGTCAAGCACTAAAAGGTCCAAGCCCTTCTCATCATCGCAGTTGGCATTGACAAGCTTCTGCATCGCCAGGATTGTTGCGAGGTTCACTCGTGCTGCTTCACCTGCCGAGAACTTACCAAAGGAGCCACAGTCCACGCCATCACGCAACAGAGAGATTGAGATCTTCTCTCGCACCTTACCACTTTTGAGTACCGTGTAGCCATCAAAGCGAATACGGATATCGCTACCGATGCCAATCAGGAACTCGTTGGTGATGCGGCTGAGAGCCTCAATCTTAGTGTTTGCAAGGTAGGTCTTGAACTGCACGAAACGCTCACGCTGCACCTCTAAGGCGCGTACCTTATCATCAACCTCAAACTTACGCTTGGCAGTCTCCATCGAGCGTTGCTTCTCCTGCTCCAATGTTTTGCGTAGCGATAGTGTAAGATCCTCGGCGGCCATCTCATTTACCTCTCGGATTGTCTCCTGCAAGGTCTCTATGGCACACTCTGCAGAGCGTATATCCTCTACAATTTTGCGACGCTCACGACTAAGAGTAGCGTTACGCTCATCGATGTTGCCGAAGAACTCGTCAAAGGCTTTACGGCGTATGCTGTCTATCTCGTCCTGCATCGCTGCGACCTCTGCCTTGGTGCGTTTGCGGTTGTGCTCCGCACGCTCCACCTCGCTTGTGGCGCTACATACGGCTCGCTCGTGGTCCGAGAGTTCCTGTTCCCAGCGTGAACGGTCGCTATCCAATGTGCGACGCTCGCTGTTGAGTTTGCCCTGCTGCATCTCTGCCTCTTCCGAAGAGTTCTGCTCGGCTTCGATATTGCCGTTAATCTCTGATAACTGCTGCTGGCGGAGACGGAGTTCCTTTGTGCCTGCCTCAATGTCGAAGTTAGGTTGTGCCACCAAGAACTCGTGACCACACTTCGGGCAGGTGATAGAGCCTGCCAACTTATTTGAGAGTTCGTCAATGCCCGCAGAGATTACTCGGCGTTTACGGCGCAACTCTTCAAGGCGTGAAGCGAGGCTGCGGAGCGTCTTATCAATCTCCTGCAAGCGGGTACTGTACTCCTCGCACTTGTCGCCATAGTGCGTAACAAAGTCGGTGTACTGAACCTTGAACTTCTCAAAGGCATCATACTTCTCCTTCAATACCTTCTCGGCGTGATTTACCGAGGCATCGAGGTTTTCGAGCGAAGACTGAGCAAGCAACAAATCCTCCTTCTTGAGTTTCAGCGTGTGATTCCAGTCTGTTCGGCGAGCATCAGGTAGCAGTGTCATCACAGCATCGATAGCCTTCAAACACTCCTCCAAAGAGGTGTCTGATGACTCCAATGCTTGCAACTCCTTGTCAGCCTTATCCACCTCTGCTATAGTTGCGTCTATGCCATTCAGAGCCTCCTTGTGGGTGCGGATATACTCACGTTTCGAGGCTATTGCCTCCTCCAATTCGGCGATGCGTGTCTCACGGCTGCGGCCACGCTCTTCACCTGCTGCAACCTCCTTTGCTATCTGCTCCTGCAACATCTCGATACGACCATCAATGCCTGCTAGTTCGAGGTCTATCTTCTGCTGCTCACTGCTGAGAGGCTCGATATCCTCTTCAACACGGGCGATGGCCTCATCTACCAAGATGCCGTTGGAGAAGCGGTTGATAATCTCCTTCTTCTCCTTATCCGACGAGGACAAGAAATCCTCGTAGCGATATTTAGAGAGGATAAAGTTGTTGAGCAGTTCTTCGCGTGTGATTCCTAACTTCTCCAAGATATACTTGTTGTAGGCATCCACAGAGTGCTGCACAGCCTCGTCAGTCGTTACAAGTTCGCCACCTCGATAGAGTTTGCAGGCAACTGTCGATGCACCCTTGCGAGGTATCGAGCGAGCAATGATTAGTTCCTCATTCGATGCGTCATTTGCAAGGTGTAGAGTGATGCGGCACTGCTCGGCGGCATCGTTGATAATCTCCTCGGTGCGTATCTTACGCAGCGGACTACCTGTGAGTCCCACGGCTATACATTCCAAGAGAGCCGACTTCCCGGCACCGTTCGATTGCTGGGAGTCGTTGTCCTTGTTATTGCCAAAAATCAATGTCGTTACTCCCTGCTGCAGCGTATATGCCAGCGAGCGGAAGGCACACAGATTTTCGGCCTCTATACTCTTTAATTTCCACATTGTCCTTCGATTTTAGATAAATACTCCAATCCGATTGCTACATCGTCAATCTGCTTCTCGCGGCAGAACTCCTCGTAGGTCTCACGGATGCGGTGGCTGTCGAACTTCTCAAAGAGCGAAGAGGCTGCAACCTCTAACATCTCCTCATCATCGGCAATAAGTTCTACCTTTGTGGCTCCTGCATCGAGCAGCGCAGCCTTATCCACCGACTTCATTGCAGCCTGCGGGGCGTGAACACGAACCTTGACTTTGTAGCGACCATCGGCATCAATCTCACGCAGCTCGTCCATAAGATGAAGACCGGCACGCTCTGCCGCTACATCAATCACTCGGTAGCGGGTATTCGCTTGGTTCTTGATAAACTCGTGCGAGCCGTCAGTATAGATTACAGTGTAGCCCTTCTCCTCGTCCTCACCGAAGTTGTGCTGGCGCGATGAACCGATATATTCGATGCGGGTCTTGTCGATGATCGTGCGGTTGTGATAGTGTCCTACGAAGACCTTGTCGAAATCCTCGAATATCTTTGCGGGCAACTCCTTGTCGTTGGGCTGTGCCAACGCTCCGTTGATCCCCTCGTGGATATAGAGGAAGTTGAGTCGCTTTGGATCGAGAGCCTCCTCCTTGAGGCGGTCAAGGCGTGTGCAGAATGAGCCATCTTCGGGGAAGTAACCCATCATATGAAGCACAAAGCGGCAATCATCACCAAGAGGCAACGACACATACTCATCGCACACCAATACATTCGAGTGCTGGTCGAAGACATGGCAGTAGCCTCTTTCGTTCTCCTGGTTTACCTTATCGTGGTTACCCTCAGCGATGGTTACATGTATGCCGTGCTCGGCAGCTGTGAGCAATGCATCGTGGACTGCCAACAGTACATCGAGGGTCTGCGCGGCACGCGAGAAGAAGAGGTCGCCACCAATGGCAATCTCCTTGACATCCATCTTCCTGCATATGTCGATAGCCTCCTGCCAGTTGGCCTTGAATGCAGGGATGTTATCTTTCGATATGTGTATGTCGTTCAGTAGTAATAGGCAGGGATAATGTCCTTTCATAAGCGTGTAAGGGTTAAGACGGGAGGCGTTTCACCTCCCGTCGGTTATAGAAAATTTTAGCTTAGAAAGGGTTATCTGCGGCGGCGTGGACGCTCCTCGGCCTGCTCCTCATCATCACTCTCTGCCTCCGCCTCCTCTTCGGGCTTGGGACCCTCGATCTCGTGCTCAATCATATCGAGCAGCTCTCGGTTAGAGGTAGAGCGGGTAATGCGGATAGGCAGACGCTCCTGGTCGATATAGCCACGGATCATAGCACGGAGCTCCTGACCCTCCTCGGTCTTATCTCCAAGACCTTCGGCCTGCAATTCCTCGAAGCGTTCAAAGAGGTCGTCGAGCGAGAGCGGACCTGAGCCATTCTGCTCATTCTCCTTGTTATCCTTTGAGCGGCGGTCGAACGAGAACTCCGAGGTGTCATCCTTAGGCAACTCTGCGGCGAGGGTTGCGATGACCTCCTTCATTTCATCACTCTCCATAAGGTTCATACCATAGAGCGTGTCGCTCTGCTTGAGGAACTCTACGGTAGCGCCGAGGTGGTAGCGTGTGTAGCGGTAGATAACTTCGGGAATGCGAGGTGCGGCGAGCAGTGCTGTAAGCTCCTCACGGCTGAGAGGCAATGCGTCCGATTCATTGTCAATAGAGATGATATACTCGGTCTTGGCACCGTTCTTACGCTTCTCAATCTCTACAGGGTATGCCTTACGCACCGATGAAATAGGACAAGGATAGCTCGGATTCTTCTGCAACTTCTTCGACCAGAGCTTGAACTTGCGCTCGTCGAGTTCCTTGAACTGTGCGTGCGAGAGTGTCATCATCTGAAGACCCTTGCCACGCTCACTAAGGTCATAGATGTACATGCAGTGGCCATAGCCATACTTCAAACCACCACCAAATGAGCCTCCGTCAATCTTCTCGGCGAGTTTCTCATCGCCCATCTCCTTGGCTGCTGCGACGGCCAACTTACGGTAGGTCTCGATAGGATCTACGCTGTAACCGGCATCCGTAGCACGTGTGACGGTAACATACATCTTCGATGCCTTGGCACCATTGCCAGGTTTCTCCAACTCGAGCAATAACTGATGTACAGGGAACTCATAGCCCGGGCGTGATGGCGTACCATCCTGATTAGGGGCGATAGGCAGAATACGCAGACGGTAAACGCCAAATTTGTCCATACGGAAGAACTCCGTGCGGGCAAAGCTCCGATTCTCCTCCTGTGCGCGTAGTTGCGCATCTTCATACGACTCCTGACTCTTCAGGAACATCTCCTCAATGGACATCGATTCCATGCCATTGTTCTTTTCCAAATCTTCTTGCATCTGAAAATTGTTTTATGGATTAAAAAATGCCCGAAGACGATGCACTATTAGGTGCATCGTGAATCTGGAAACAGACGGACGGGTTCGGTTTCACCATCCGTTATCAACTGAAAAAATTGGGAGAAAAGTCTCGCTGACTGTATCCTAAAAGAGTGGATACTCATTTGACAAATAGAAGGACCTTGAGCGGTCGGAGTACAAAGGTATGTATAATCTTTCAAATGACAATAGATGTAATTAGATGTTTTACATATTGTTGATAATCTGATTATTACTCCTTCGTTTTAATAATATTCTTAACCTCTTCAAGCAATTCTTCGCCTGTTTCACCCTCACGCAGGCGTGCCTTGATGATGCGACGGTTAATGCGGATATACTCCTCGCTCTTATGTTTGCGAATGCTCTCGTAGTAGGCTTTACGCTTAGGCGTGAGTTCTCGGCCTCGTGAGCAATAGAGTCCCTTTTCTCGGTACTCGTCTAGGTAGCGTTTGAACTTGGGTTTCTTATACGAAATGTCCTTTGAGGCGCGTGCCACCGAGTCGATGACACGCCAGTCGGGTTCAAAAGGAGACTGCTTGCCACACAGCTGCCTGAGAAGGTGATATACCATCGTCATTTCGTAGCGGAGCATAAAGCCTATGCGCGTCTCCTCGAACTTAAAACGCCTATGCGTCCCCTTCGGCCTTCCTCGTCCTCGTTTTTTTCTCTTTAAGTGCGGCACTATGCGTGTCTGCCTCCTCTTGGGTCTCTGTTCGTCCATCTGATACATCCTCTTTTGTGGTTACTACTGCCGAGGGCATATGCCTCTCGGAGATTCTACGGCGACTATCTATGTCGCTCATTACATTGATTCTCTTTTTCATTAAACAAAGTATGTGAAGTTTAACTGACAATTTACATTATAGAAGCCTCGCTCGTAGAGTTGTAACTTACGCTGACCGCCATAGATGGTAAACGAGGAGCCTCGGTTATACTTATGGTCATCGTTCCAGTTGGCTGCAGTACAGCGTACACTGTACTTCGGTGGCTGAATCTTGTTAGGTATCATTGCTATGACACCTCCCCAATTGCTACCATCACGCTTGGCGGTGTTAATCTCTCCCTGAATGGATACGATACTGCCTATCTGACGGACAAAGAGGTTGCGGGTGTCTGTTCCCTGACCGCTGTTCTCCATCTGCATCCAACCAGTATCGATGAGTAGAGGCTGGTACTCCTCGGCAAAGGCCGCACCCAATGTGCGACATACCTGACGCTGTGCTTCTGGGCTACCCAACACAAGGTCTGTGAGTTTGGCATCCTTACGCAGGTAATCCTTGACAATCTCATCTTTGGAGAGCAGATTCAGCTTCTCACGCAGGATAGCCTGTGCCTGAGCAGAACTCTTGCCTTGAGCCACCAAGTAGTTGATGTAGTCCTGGAAGAGGTTCTCCATTCGGGCAAAGCGGCCATCAGCACCAGTGCGGGTATATAGTTCCAAGTTCTTGGCTATGGTTGCGAGTTCGGTTGAATTATAGCCATCAAGTAGCCAGTTGGCCTTCTTCTTAAGCTCTTTGACAATGGCAGAGGTGAGGACATATCCTTCAACTTGTGCGTGCGACTTGCCCTCGTGATCCGTGTAGGCGAAGGCTCCCGTCTCGATATTATTCAGCTTATCACGCATCTCCGAGGTGAAGATGATACCCTGATATGCCGAGTCTGTACCGAGCTTGCCGGCCATCATATTATCTATCTCCGTTGTAGAGTAGACTTCGAGGTTTCTGCGTGCCTTGCCCTTATCAGCAAGGTCGCTAAGGTTGGAGGTCTTGGTAAGCTTCTGTTCGCCCGTGCCACCTTTCTCGGCATCGAGCGTAGCACGCACAGCCGCCTGCCGCTCTGCCTTGAGTGCTTGCGCCTGCTCCGGTGTAAGGTTATTGACCTCATCGGCTGTAAGGCGGACAAGTTCCTGCAAGCCCTCCGAAATCTGCAAGAATACCTCTTGGGATTCGGGCTTTGAGTAGACATCGAGGGCAGTGCGAGCTGCTCCCTTATCCACAACATCACGAAGGTTCTGGTCGGCTGAGAGCTTTGTCTTCAATGCTTCTGCAACAGCACCCGATGTTACATAGCCGGTACCACCTTCGGTAATACCACCCGTAGAGATAGCATCAAGTTTTCGCTTGTACTCGGTGGTAAAATCTTCGGTAGAAAGCTGCTTGCCATCTACCTTGTCTACTTTGCCATTCATACCACTTGTGTATGTAGTAACAGTAACATAGGTGTCAGCAACGGACTTGCCATTTACTTTGAGTGTGCCGATGATATCCACCGAGCCGAGAGGAGCAATAACAATATCACCCAACGCATTGCGAACCACAAAGCGATAGCTATCTGTCGTATCAAAGCCCACAGCAGCAATCACCGCTCCGGCGCTATCCTTCCACGAGAGTGTATTGAGTAGTTTGGTGTCATCCTTTGTGTAGGCGGTGTTGCAGAGGTCGATGCCTCGTCCGGCACTATGCACCGAGAAGAGTCCATTGGCCTGTGCCGTAGCACTCTTACCAATGACCTTGAAGATGGGCGTCAAAGAGAGTTTACCATCATAGACTGCAAAGTCACGAAACTTCGTGCCGCCACCTTCTACTCCGTAGTAGTTGATGCGTATTGTTCCTTCGTCTGTAACATCCTGAGCATTGTAGATATCACAGCCCTGAATATGGATTGCGCCGATACGGGAATTATCGCTGAGCGATGTGCCATACGAGATACCATCACCCGTTACTCGTGCCAACTCCTTGCCCTGCTTCATAAATGAGAAGGTGCCATCGGTGCGGATAACAATCTCATTGACCAAAAGTCCATTCAGATATGCTCCGAGCGAGGCATTACCATCACTCTTAACAATACCTTTGAGCGAATAGCCATTCTCGCCACTGACAGAAACGGCCGTCTTAGAGTTTATCTCCTTGTTGGCTGTAAACTGACCTGCCAGCACCAAATCTTTCTTGATTGTCTGACGCTGGAAAGGCGTTTCGAGCAGCACGGCATAGCGCCCGAAGAACTTATCGATAAAGCGAGGGGCATAGTCGGCTCGCACCTCGATTGCCGCAGGAATCTTACCAGTAACGGGATCTGCTGTAGTTGGCACTGTCTTACCCGCAGCACAGAGGTAGCAGGTGCGGCCACGCTTGTTGACCTCGTTGGCATAAACAACCGACTCGTGGCGATTGCTCTCGTAGATATAGTATGGGAAGACTGCATCAGTAACGCCTTCAAAGCGGCGCACCTTGCCTCCCAGCCACACATAGCCGGGCGAGATGGTAGAGCCCTCGACCGTACAGCCTGAAATGATAAAGTCAGAACAGCCGTCAAAGATGGTACTCATACTGAAGGCCAACTCTTGAAGGTTAAGTATATCATCCGAATAGGTGTATCGTCCACCCGTTTCTGCTACATATTCTTTCATTATTTCGTGTTCTTATTTGGTTCGTACTCCTCTTCATCAATCCTAATCAGGTAGGTCTTACCGGCAATCTTATAGGCATTCACGACATACGAGAGCATATAGACCATATCTTGTGGTGGTATCTTAATGGGTGGCACGCAGACCATAAAGCTGACCTTGTTTATGAGTTTCTCCTCGATATATCGGTAGAAGGGTCTGGGCTTCTCATCCTCGCTTGTGGCGGTGATAGACTCGCCATTGTACCACACCGTGCAGGGGCGCATATACTCGGCATTCTCGTGGTAGAGATCCACACCGACACTCTCGCTCTCCTTGATAAAGATTCTATCTCGGCTATCCTTGAAATACTTCGAGAACTTGTAGTTCAGGAACCACTCAAAGTAGATAACCTGTGAGGTCATACGAGCTTCGATATGCTTCTCACGGGCAAAGGAGCGGAACCACTCATTGATGCTTTGCAGGGGATAGAGAGCACTCTGCACAAAGAGTATAAACCGTCGGCCCGCAAGGTAGTGCGGAACGAGACGGTTCACTAACTTATCTATGGGCAGCTTATATCTACTCATGGTTCTCCACTTTAAGGATTATAGCCTCACGGAACGAAGGCAAGTCTGCCTCCTCATCCTTGCCCGAAGACTCCTTCAAATAGCCTGATGCGGTATAGGTCATGCGCTGCACACGCTGCATAGGCTGAATGTTGCCATCCGTGTCGTGGCAAGCGATAAATACTCCCTGCTCCGGAGTGGCAGACTCATCGATGAAGACATCGGTAACATGCTCAGCCTTACGAATGGCATCAGTAAGGCGTGATACATAGACTGCCGCATCAAACTCGATGTTCATCACATACTCTTTGAGTTGCGCCTCGATAGCGTCGTACATCTCCGACTCAGGAATAGCGCCATCGTAGAAGACTGTGAGGCGCGGGATAAGCACATCACCCTTGGTGGATATTACCTCCACACGAGTACCGGCAAACTTAATCTTGCCGATATAGGCATTGATGGGGACAAGCTCTTCGGGTGAGATAGCCTCAAGGTTGCCCTTTGTGCCTGTTGCCACCTTCAAGATGAGTTTGCTGTCGATATTCTGGTCATCGGTGCTCTCGACATACGATACCTGCGTGATGATACGCTTGGTCTCATCCACGGCAGCATAACCAAAGGCAAGACCATCTTCTCGAACTATCAACTCATCGCCCTGCTGATACTGCAACAGAGCATTGGCGTAGTAGTTTGGCGTGCCATTGATACGCCCATTGATTGCTTCGGTGATATCCACAGCAAAGACATCGAGGAGTGTTTCAAAACTGTAAATCACAGCGGCTACAACCCAGAGGATGCCGTTCATCACGGACATCTTCGAGTCGCTCTTAAACTCCGAGAGTTCGAGACGCTTGTTTCGCTCTGCAACGGCTGCATTGTATATATCTTTTATCGTTCTACTCATACTGAATACTCCTTTTCGTTAATGATAAATTTCCACTTACCACCCTCATTCCAACTCTCCTCGTGAGTGATAACCCATATCGCCTCCATACCCGAAGTGATATTGTAGTGACCTGTATCCGCATTGCGTGCTGGCTCTTGGTAGATACCCGTAGGTACTGCCGTGAGGGTTACTTCGCAGTTACGACGATTGCCGTACCTCTCAACCATAGCGATAAGCCACTCATCAAGTACCGTAGGTTTGATGCGTGCATCGGTAAGATTTAGCTCCATCAACTCTCGGCTCTCGACAAGAGGCTTTAAGTTGCCACAAGAAAGCCCCAAAAGGTCGAGCGAGTAGATACCCGTAACCATTTGCAGACTATCGAGCGTAAGTGTTGCATCCTTAATGGTCAACTCCTCGATAGGCAGAGGTCGCAGGATAACAACCGAATTTGGTTTGAGCCCGCTCCAATCCACCTGTTTGAAGTAGGCATCGGTAAACCAGCGTATGCGGCGTCGTTTACGGACCTTGCTGTCAAAGGTGTGTTTGAGTATGCGAGGCTTGTCAGTCAAGGTTACTATTTCTGTATCGCTATTATCACCCCAGTCGATTTCCAATGTGCCTACGCCCGATACCGAACACTGAGCATTGAGAAGTTCCGTAGGTGGCGAGAATACCACTGCAAGAGGCTTTGTGAAGACCTTTGGATATACATGGTGCTCGCCATTAGAGGGAACAATGCCGTGCATCTCGTTGTAGGCAACAACATCAGCGTTGATAATAAAGTCATCCGAGTAGATAAGTTCATCACCAACCTTGAGTGTTGTATCCAACGAAAGGTCTGTATTGCACATCATTAAATCAACGATACCCTCGATGCTACCGTAGATATGTAGTGCGATGTCGTAGAGGTTCTGACCCGCTATAACTCTATACTTACCCATTGTTGTCCTCCTTCTCCACAGTTTCTAATAGCAGTTCTCCCGTTACGGAGTCCATATATGCATTCTTGATAATCATCTTATCGGATAGGAACTCGGCCTGTAACTTGGCTGCAAGCCCATTGTTCTCCAAACTGGAGTGCAGGAAGTCGATAAGACCCACACCCGTTGTTGGATGCTGGTAGTTGTTGCCTGCCGATGCCTTCAATAGGAAGGTTTCGTTTTGTGCTTTGGCTGCACCGATATCAAAGTCGGTCTCCTCGCCCGAGAAGATAGCAAGATAACCATCTCGCAAGAGAAGGTTAAAGATGCCATCTTCATTGAGCGAATAGAGTTCGGCAAGGGTGACAGCGGAGTTCCCCGAAGTCGATTCCACCATGACCGGGAACCATATTGAACCAGATACGCTGTTACGTAGGAACTCAGTGCCACCCGAACCTAAAGGCTTAACTATAACAATGGAAAGAAAGCGCCTATCTGGTGTGTAAGGCAAAACAATATGGATGCCCTTGCTGTCGCTGTAAGACTGCATAAAGCCTGCGGGTACGACAATCTCACAGTAGCGATAGTTATCGTTATCCGCACCCTCCACGCTGTCGAGCAGACGGCACTCGTAGAATGTCTTACCGGCAATATTACCGGAAGTCTCCACCTCGCCATACTCAGCATCCATTGTTATATCTTGTCTTGCCACTGTTATATTCTTTATGTAAGAGTAGCGATGTTTCGTTGTGGAGGTTTACACATTATTGAGAAATCATAATTCCATTTGAGTTTTTTTGTATATTTTTGTACTACGAATAGGATCAATATGAAGATTATACTTACAGGAGCAACTGGATTTGTTGGCGAAGGTATTTTGCTTGCGTGCCTTGATAGACCGGAGGTCGAGAAGGTGCTGAGCGTGAGCCGTCGTCCGTGCGAGATTTCGCACTCCAAGCTCGAAGAGTATATCGTAGAAGACTTTATGACGCTGCCTGTAGATGATCCGAAGTTGCAGGGTTATGACGCTTGCTTCTTCTGTGCAGGAAAGAGTAATATCGGCATGTCGAAAGAGGATTACTACCACCTTTCATACGAGATTACGATGCACTTTGCGAAGGCTATTGGTCCGAAGCGAGAGTTTGTCTTTATCTATGTCAGCGGTGCAGGCACGGATGAAAACTCTCGCCAGTTCTGGTCGCAGACGAAGGCTAAAACGGAGCGCGATCTGCGAGACTTGCCCTTTAAGGCAGCTTACGGATTTCGTCCGGCTGGTATGAAACCATACAAAGGTCAAAAGAGACTGCAAGGTTGGGGAAAGTATCATTGGCTCTTCACCTGGATACCGGGTTTCTCAAACACCATTGAAGAGGTCGCCAAGGCAATGATAAGTTGCGTGAAGTGCGGCTATTTCAGACGCATAGTTGATGTAAGGGATATTGACACACTATCGAAGTGGTGTAAATAAACAAGAGGTCGCAAAATTGCGACCTCTCTCATTATGCCTCTGCATTATAAACCGCCTCTACTGTTGCCCACATATCGTCAGGCAACTCCTCATCGGATATCTTCTCGCACGCACGGCGGAGATATTCCATCTCGTCATTCGAGAAATCTACAATCAGCTGTGTCTCCTTCTCGACATCCCACTCAAGGCGGTTGTCCTTCTGGTTCTCACGGAAGTTAATCTCTTTGCGCTCATCATCGCTGATAGCGATCTTACGAAGAATCTCCTTTTTGAGGTTGAAATCCTTGAAGTTTCCCTTCGCAGGCAAGAATGTTGGCAGGTAAAGTCTGTCTTTAATTGAAAGTTCCATATCGTTATTGTTTAATGTGATTACTCAACTTCTGCTGCAATGGTTGCGACCTCAGAGAGGATATTCTCAATCTGTCCAACGGCATCGGCAACATATTTGGCAATATCCTTTCCGAACGGCATATTGATGGTTACGCTGCCACGGTCGTAATAGATACTACCTACGGCGATGCGGTGTTCATTCGTGGACGGCTTGAAAGCAGTTGTTTGGACACGCTCCAACACGCCATCTGTAATACTGTACTCCAAATTATAGGAGCCATTCTCTGTGGTAGCCTCGGCCACCTTTGTAATGATTGTACTTGTTACTTTCATATCTGCTGTTTCTTAAAGTATAGAGAGGGTTTAAGGTTTAGGGTTGCGGGAGAGTGAAAATTATTTCCAATCTCCCGTAGAAACCACCAAAAAGTTGAATGAACCATCGTTTGTACTGCTGTCATCGGCAGTGTAGACATCGAAATAGTAGCTATATAAAGCCTTCAATGTGGCGTAAATCGGAGTGCTCTCCACAGCCGAGTAGATACCGCTTAAGAAAACCTGGTAATATCCTGACATATTCCAACCACTCGGCAGATAGACTCGGTATTGACCCTTACCCAATCGTGAAACAGTTATAGTGTTTCCATCAAAGGTCTGGTACTTTACCGAGTAACTGCTCGTAGACGATACGGTAACTGTTCCCTGTGCAAGGAACTTCATATTTTTACCATACTTCTTTGAGGTCATCAGATCGAGGCGATTTACCACAATCCACCCAAAGAAGGTAGAATTATCGCCATAACCCAACAATTCAACCAACTCACGAGAGAAGGTGATGGTCGATTTAGAGATACCGTCCTCATAGAAGTATTTTCCACTGGGTGCAGTGATACTCATAACGCCCACAGTAGTATTTGAGCCCCATTTGTAGTTCACAAGACAGACTCGACGGCCACTATGCTCCAATGTCCAAGGCAAAGGAATATCCTCATCCCACGAACCTCGAATAGCAACCACATGGTCATACTTGTTAAAGTTCATCTGTGGATCCTCTCCACCAATGTAGATACTGCTATCATTGAGGATAAATGGGTTTCTGACCGTTCCAATAACCTCAACATCTTTGAATGTTCCCTTTTGGGCAGTGATATTACCATCCACATCCCAAGCAAAGTTACCATTAGCAACAGAGCCTGAGCCGTCTGCATTAAATTTTATCTTGTTAGTTCCGAATGTTGCAGAGCCATCTGACTTCAATCCCCAGTAGTCTATGCCCGTGTTAGGATTATCGTGATAGATGTAACCCGTACTAGACATCATAATACGGTGTCCTGAACTTGGTGACGAGACGGTAAGAGCACTTGTGCCAATGTTCCATCCACCAATCTTTCCCGCTACAGCTGTGATGCCAGTACGGTCTAGCGTAACTTTGACATTGTTGCTTGCGTCTCGCACAGAAATACTGCCATTGTAAGTGCTACCTCCAACCACCAAAGCGCTATCCACGATAACTTGATTAGCCTTGACAGTACCTGTATAAACACCGTTAGCATCTATGGTTGTAGTATACTTCTCTGCAGAAGTAAGGTCAAAGACCGTAGCGTAGGCTACCTGCCAAACCACAGGAGCATCAGTTGTTCCTTGCGTGCCATCGAGGTAGTAGTAATGGGTAGTCGAGAAGTTTGATGTTCCGCACACAACTTTGTAGATGTACTCACACCAATCTCCTGTACCTGCATTTGCCGTAAGCCAGCGGCTGCTACCACCCGTACCGATGCTATTAGAGCCAAATAACAAATTGTGTCCGACCGGAATCTTAGCAATAATTCGGGCAATAAACACCTTGCGATTACTACACATCGTTCCAAAATAGAAACCACCATTATTGGGTGAAGCGGTACCAGTAGTTTTGATTTGGATAACATAACCGCTGTCGTTAGGTGCTGTGGCGTCTGCTAATCGCGTATGGGTAACCATTCCGCTGCTGGTATTGTTATAGATACCCATAGAGTTATTACCATTGATGAATGTAGGATCTCGATAAAGCATCTTGCCAAAGGCCATTGCCGAGGCGAGTTCCTTTGCAGTTGTAATGCCCGTAGTCCATTGAATGGTTACTGACGCACCAAATGTCACCAAGCCAGCGGCATTCCACGAGATGTTACCTGATGCTATCTGACCTGAGCCATCGTTATTGAGTTTCCATTTTGCCCCGTTAGCAATAGAGCCATCACTGCCAAGAGATACATTTCCCTTGCTGATAGTTGTAGCGGTAATTGCCCATCCGGCAACCTTATTAGATGAGCCAAACGATGCAATTGTAGAGCCTGAACTATTGACAGCAAGAAATCCGAAATCGCTATTACTATTGTAGTACAACTGTACTCGCTGACCACTAGTAGCTGAACCTGTGGTGCTGAATACAGCAATACGCTTGTTTGTAGCATCGAGCGCAATCTGAGAGTGGCTGATTTTATCTGAAGCGATAGTCCAACCGCCAATAGTTCCCTTCGTAAAAGTACACTCCAAGCCATTGATGTAGTTCGTATTGATAATATCACTCTTGATACTTGCAGCATCGAGTTTTGCAGCAGTAATACTACCCACAGCAATACGATCTGCCGAGAGTGTTCCTGCCTTGATGCTCGAAGCGTTAATACTAACAGCATTTACCTGCGTTGCTGTTAGCGTGCCAGTATATACGCCCGTGGCCGACAGCTTTGTCAGTTTGGGATACTCATCTCCGCCAAGGGCAGTGGTTATAGCATCAATATTCTCAGTCCATGCAACAGAAACGGAATTAGCAAAAGTTACATTGCCACTTGCATCCCACGATATATTGCCCGAAGCTATTTGCCCTGAGCCATCGTTATTGAGTTTCCACTTTGTCCCATTTGTGATTGATCCATCACTGCCGAGCGACACATTCCCCTTGCTGATAGCGGAGGATGTGATAGCCCAGCCTGCAATCTTGTTTGATGAGCCAAGCGATACGATGCAAGTTCCTGCCGAGTCGGTAGCCCAAAAACCAAAATCGGAGTTGCTGTTGTAGTATAGTTGTACTCGATGACCGCTTGTTGCAGTAGCCGTAGATGCATAGACCACAATACGCTTATTGGCTGCATCGAGTGAAATCTGCGAGTTGTAGATTTTGTTAGTTGCGATAGTCCAATTACCAATTTTGCCCTTTGTGAAAGTACACTCCAGACCACTGATGTAGGTGGTATTGATGATATCGCTCTTAATGCTTGAGGCATCAAGCTTATCAGCGGCAATGCTTCCTGCTGCGATACGGTCAGCGGAGATAGTACCTGCGGTAATCTGTGAAGCTGTAATACTGCCTGTGTAGATGCCCTCTGCGGTAATCTTCGTTAGTTTAGGGAACTCATCGCCACCCAAAGCATCGGTAATCTCGCCAATGGGCTCGGTCCAGTTGAGCGACACAGCATTGGCAAAGGTTACATTGCCACTTGCATCCCACGAGATATTACCACCTGCCACAGCACCTGCACCTGTTGATTCCAAACGCCACTTATAGCCACGAATACCCGTTGAGCCAATGGTCATTGAGCCGGATGCAGCAGTGTAGGTAGTTGCCGTATTCTTCTTTGTACCACGGTAAATACTATCGCTGTCGATACTCCAACCACCAATTGTCCCTTTGGTTGTGGTGAGCGTCAGAGCGTTGATATTCGATGCTGTGATTAGCGTCGATTTGAGTTCGTCGGTATTGATATAGGTTGCCGAAATCTTACCCGAAGTAATCTGAGATGCAGCAATATCGATAGCACTGACAGTATCGGCAGAGAGCGTACCCGTGAAGATACCATCTTTGTCAATATAGGTTGCTCCTACCCATTGCATACTCACTGCCGAGCCGAACTCAATCTTGCCCGTAGATGCGTTATACTTGATATACTCATTACCATAACCCAACTGAGCATTGCCACTATTGTCCACATAGAAGGTCTTGTAGCCATCATTGAAGCCATAGATGCCATTTACGGTTTCTGTGGTAATAGTTCCTGAAGAGGTCTTTGTGCTTAATGCAAACGATCCAATGGCTACACCCGAAATAGTGCCATCGCTATTCTTTGTTCCCGCAAAGAGTTTGGGGGTGATGACGGTATTGCTATTGATAAGCGTCTTGCCAGTATTCCACTCCTTAACCCAGTCGAGGAGATTGGCATCTACACCCGCCGCACCGGTGTCTCCCTTCTTGGCTTTGGACCATACGAAAGTAAGTTTGTAGGTAGTGCCAGAAATGACAATGGGAATCTCCACCTTGCCGTGATCGGCAAGCGTAGTCGTGTTGGCCGCAACTGCAAATGTTACGGTCTTATTGGTATTATTGACTGAAATGGATGAGAATCCCGTCGGCTTAGTGATTGTGCCTATGCTGAAGTTGGTGAAGGCACTATCACCGAGGGTTACTGAAATTGTAGATGTAACAGATACTGCAGAGAGAATCTTTCCGCTCTGATCTGCAGGGAAAATGTACTCTCCAAGTGACTGGGTTATCGTGTAACCATCTTTCTGTATTGTGATTGTTGCCTGACCACGGGCAATCAGCGTTTGTGCCATACTTCCACTTTATGAAAGTATAGGGCAAAAAATCAGCGGCAGGTTATAAAATGCTATAGCCAAATATAATAATCATAGTTTCACTAGCATTTATATTATATACTATTACGACAGAATTTCTTATATTTGCACACTAAATCGCAATTTACTATGAAACGAATCATAACAATCATTGCAACTCTACTATTATCTTCATCAGCTATCTTCGCTCAGGAAGCAGATAAGAAAGTTGGTGAACTTCTCAATACAAGCAATTGGTTTGAGCTTGAAAGAGTCTATCCTGTTGTGAAGGATGATATGCAAACACCTATGCTTAAACTGATGGCCGAAGTTATGCTTGCATCCAACTTCAACCGTCCAGCAGAACTGCGCGAGAAACTTCAGAAGCTTATTGCTGAGCATCAGGCCGAACTTGGCTTTGGGAATGTCTGCAATATGACTGTTATGGGTGCTATGATTGAAGGATATGAGGGTAATTATGCAGTAGCAGCTGATATGGTAAAGGCTATTGCTGACGCTGTTAAATCCGCAAATGGTTCATTGGAGGGTACTGGATTGTCAGAACTTCTCGCATACTATGAAGCTGTCCGTGAATATCCAGCGCCAATTCTTGAAAGACCTGCGGAAGATGTTAAGATTGCGCTTACAGAGAAATCGGGATTAATGTGGATTCCAGTAGTAGTCAATGGCAAGACATATGATTTCATTCTTGATACTGGTGCTTCATTTACGATGATATCCCAAGACTTGGCAAAAGATATCGGAGCAAAGATTATCGGTGATTCTGTATTTGTTGGTGGTGGCGAATCAACTGGTGGATATGGACAGAGAGCCTTCATTGAGAATATGAATGTAGGCCCTATATCACTCAAGAATATCATTGCATTTGTTAGTGATAATCCTTCTGATGATGACCCTCTCAAAGTAGATGCTGTGCTCGGTATGGACTTCATCAAAAGAGCCGGAGAGATTCAGATTGACCCTTCTACAATGGCTCTGACTATTCCAGCGCAGAAAACTCTTCCGCGCTATGGAAGGAATATTATTCTTGAGGTTAATATTCCAGTTGTTGAAGCCTCTGATGCCAATGGAAACAGATATACATTCATACTTGACACTGGAGCCAGTGGAGACAATCTATCGGATTTTTGGTTTAGCAAGAACACAGAAATGACAGCGGCACTTCCTATAGAGACTCAGCGCACATGGGGACATGGTGGCACAGTTCAGAATCAGATTGTAAAAGTTCCCGAATACAAATTGACTATCGGCAACGCTTCTGCTGACTTCAAAGAAATAGCGGCGACGGTTCCTGCAAATGGCACAGTATCTTCAACACGCGACGGACGCCTTGGTATGGGTCTGTTGAAGCAATTCAAGAAGGCAATCTTCAACTTTGAAGATATGTTTGTAGCGTTTGAATAATTAGATAATACATCTTTGCAAAGCGATTGCAAAATTCGTCTATAAGATTTTTACATTACCATTGCTGTATCTATTGAAGTGGTAATGCATTGGTGATAACTTGCTCGTCTCATCGAATGGCGCGAAATATATCTCATCAGCGATACCTGCAACATACCAGTTTCTTGTTTGAGCTGAGTTCCAACTGTGGCGTTCAAAATCACGAACGGTATCAATAAGCATACGCCCCTCATCGATAGCCTCTTGATATTCGGCAGGGATACGCTTATACATTGCACGACCAAGGAAGAGTACGACAGGATGCTTATGTTCAAGTAGAATATTTAAGACCTTTTTTTCGAGTGGAGAGTGAAAACCGCTGATAACAACTGAGTCGGTATTGCAAATGGATTCTGCCCAAGCAATACATCTGCTTTCGGCCTCTGGTGTGACCGAGCGAGAAGCGAAAAAGGCTACAAGATATCGCTCCAACAAATCCGTATTTCCGAGCGAACTCATAAAAAAGCGTAGGCTGTTGTATTTTCTTATCCTACGCTCAAGGCCTTCGCTGCCCGTTTGAATGAATAAGCAATACAGACAACCCACGCCAGATGTATATACGAACAATCACTGCGCCATAAACGCAGTGTGCGGATATGCATCCTACATGGACGCCTGAATCGACTTACCTCATTCAAACAATAAAGTTGCGAAGTTTAGAGCGAAGAAGTATTGTCAATCGTCGTCTATAAAATGTTAGCATCTGCATTCAATAATGCACAGATGTCTTCGCAAAAATAATTCAAATTTCACAAAAAATCGCATTTGTATCAATAAATCTTTATATTACGAAAAATCAGTGGCAGGTTAACAATCTAACCGTTTAATATGAACAGTAATATTTATTTTGGGGGCACTATTTTTACATAAACGAGTATTTCTCAACGAAATGTGCTATATTTGCATGGATATATCAAGATTTATATGAACAAACTTAAGAAACAAACATTAGAATTGCTAGTCTATATTCTAGATACTTTGTTTGTTTCATCATCAATAATAACCTTTAGCGAAGATTTCAGCAACAATAGTGATAACTATTAATCAAACGATGTTATGAAAAAATTTCCTTTATGGCTAATATGTCTTTTGGTCCTAAGTATCATTTGCAGCATTGGCATAATTCTTTTTGATATAGGGGTGATACCTCCAATATTTGGAAATGCTGAGAATGCTGAAGCACTCAACAGATTGATGCTAAACATCTCATATAGCTACCTAGCTAGTACAATATTTGCACTTATTACGGTTTTGTTACCTACTTTGGTTTCATCGCGCAGCGCATTAGTGAAATCTCAACGGTTTCTTATAACAATTTATAACGAACTAGCATGGTGTTATGGTGCATTGTCATTTATAGATAGGATTAACACAGATCAAAGTACAACTGATTTTTTGGGTCTAAAATATGTAGAAATAAATCTAACTAATCCACAAACAACAGATGTATTGGAAAATATAAAAGTAACAGAAAGACGATATTACGCAAAAGTAGAATATCATTGGACTAGTTGTACAGAAACGAGAACTGAATATATTGACGCTATCACAGATATATATTGCGCTTTGAACAAAGTTACTGAATGCATATCCAACTTAGAATCTAGTTCATGTTTTTATCAGTTATCTGCTAAGAAAATTGACCTAATTGATCGAATTAGAACAGAGACACAAACACTAAAGCAGCTAGCAAGCATGTTAAAACAAAGTGTATCAGGAAATCTAATAATTGCGGAAAATTTAAGTTATGGCAATTATAGTTGTTTGGACGAATTAACAGATCAGCTTTCAGAAATAATATTAGACACAAAAAAAATTTGCCGTAAAACTTTCTTAAAACTGACCGTTGCCGAAACGAACTTATACAAAGACTATATATCAACCGAGAAAGTACATGGTGATTTGTATCGTAAGTTAGACCTTGGAGGACGCATTTATGACGAAAATAAAAGGATCTAGTGCAATTTGGATTATATTGTTATTTATAAATAATGTACGAATCATTCTCCTATGTGAATGAAGATATAATATGATAATGTATTGAAAACGAAATAATCCATTATACAAAATCAGCGGCAGACAAAAAGCCCACCGCCGACGCAAGAAAGATGTGTGTATGTTGTGTTATTTCGATACTTCGCACATTAGTACGCCCTTGCCCGTAACATCGGCTTTGGCAACTGTGATGCTCTTACCCGTATAGGTCTTGACAACCGATGTGCCTGCCGAGTTCCAGAGCTTCCAGGTGTAGGTGTATGCCGTGCCATCGGCATCCAGCTCCTCGCCATTACGGTAGAGAACAGCCTTTGCATCAACATCGTTACCGTTGTTCTTGATGGTGAAACCCTTCTGGCTTACCAAATCCACGGTGATAGGATCCGACATATCGGTAAATGAGATAATGTCGCATACAACCTTGTTGGCCGAGGCATTACCCGCCGAGGTATCGGTATCCTTGATGGCACACTTGAAGGTCTCGAAGTTGAGCACCGCATCGTTAGTGATGGTAATCTCGTTGGTTGTCCATCCTGTTGTTACACCACGCTGATTAGTTGTTGTAAGGCACGCCCAACCTGCACCGAGCATTGCATTGTAATATGGGCATGTTACCGTTGCACCCGAAGATGCTGCTGCACTAAGTGCCGATGTCAGCGTAACAACCTTTGTCGAGGTATTGACAGAGGAGATAGTGTATTGAGCAGAGCCGATAGTAATCTTACCGCCAGCCTCCATATTGGCAATAGATGCTACGGTGATTGTTGTTGCGCCAGAGTTTGCAGCTGCACTCAATGTTGTGTTTGCAAATACAGCCGAGTCTTTGATTCCCCAAGCATAGGTAACATTGTCGGTATCGATAGTTGCACCACGCCAAAGGTCGCAGTGTGCTTTGAGCGTTGCCACCTCGTCATTCTTAAAGACGATGCCGTCGGGAGCGTATGCCACGGCAGCAATCATCGCACCGGCGTTCAGGTGCTGAGTAAACTGAATCTCTGCGCGGAACGGAATCTCCAAGCCGTTGGCATCGATGTAAGTTGCCTCAAAGGTATAGCGCACCTGTGGTGCAGATACGGTCATATGGTTTGCCTTAATAGTAAGAGCATACTTTGCCGATGCTGCACCAATCGTACAACTATCCTGGCCCGATGTGATTGCCGCACCGTTTTTATACCACTTTGCCGAGCCGCTCTTGACGCCTGCCGTGAGCGATGCGGCATTACCAACCGATGTAATCTGGTCGGTAGAACCCTTGCCACTCACAAAGAGTGAAGGCGTTAGAATCAGATACGGCGATGCTGCCCACGAGGGAGCATAGGCGTTTGTATCCTTGTTATATACCTGTGTTAGGGGCTGAGATGAGCCGATGAATGCTTGCAGGGTTACTGCATCGTTCTGGTCGATGATGGTGACCTGACCTCTTGCTACTTTGACTGCCATAGTTCTTTATTCTAATGTTGTTGATATCTCTACTTCACAATCGAAGACTGCTTTATACCACACATCCTCTTCGGTAATCTCCAGTTCCTTGCCGTAGTGGTTTGCAGAGTTCCAAATCTCATCCGAGGCGGTGTCTTTGCTTGTTCTTCGCCATAAGAAGTTGCCCTCTGGAATAAGAGCGGTAATCTCTTCGCCACCTCTATAAACTCTCGCTACAAGCGTTGTTGAGACTATGCCGTTACGGAATGTTGTGCCATTCTTCGATTCTACATATACAGTATAGGATGGTTCGCCATCATAAAGTTTGAAAATGGTATGAGTTGCTGTAAATTCTTCACCATTTAGCGTAGCAATGTATCGTAAAGTAAGCACATCACGCCCCTCCCAACCGTGATAGTTGGCAGCCAACTCAATTAGCGAGGAGTTGTTATTTGCATCTCTCCAAGCACCATCTGCCGCAAGGTATTCCCATCTGCGTGATTCGGGTTCGAAGTTATACTCCGTAGCGATAATGGATATGCTTTGCGGCTCACACTCACCTGTAAGAGCATTGGCATAATGAAATGTCGTACCACCCGTAAGCGATGCCGAGCGAGGTTTAAGTTGTTCCTGTGCCTCCTCATCGAGGTCTTCCCAGCGGATGGTAACATCACGCAGCTCGATAGTATCCCTTGACCACTTGAAACGCCCCGATGCAAAGTGGCCCGTGCCATCTTGATTGATAACAAAAGAGCCATCACGAGAGGATATCGAGCCGTCATCGTTGAACCTAAGCAGAGGATTCTGCATCGTGCCACCCACACCACCTCGGTTAAACCATGCACCATACTCCTCCGTGTAGTTGAGTGTATCATCTGTTGCCTGATATGGTGTCGGCTGCTTGCCTGCCTCCAACTGTGGAGCAGTAACGATAAGTGACACCTCTGACGATATGCCAAGGCTCATATTCGGAGCATCGGATTGGCGTATCGGGAATGATACCTTATGTCGCAGCCATCGCTCTGCCTGGTCTATGACAATATCGCCAATTAGGTGTTCATCTTGATAGAATCGTACAGAACCAACCTCCTCGGCATAGATCCATACAGAGAAACAGTAGTAACTACCTATACGCTCATTCCTCCAATCTGCACTTTGGACCTGGATGTAACTATCGGCTGTTAGGCGTACACACTTGCCAATGCCAACCGGTGAATGTGCTGCAACCTCATTTGCTCTAGCAAAGCCACAAGAGAGGCTATCCAGAAGTACATTCTTATGAATCTTGCCCACATAGAATGTCGCACCGAAGCCATTCTCATCACCTGCGGTAAGTGTTCCTGCGATATTGACATTGCGTGTGGCATAGAGATTTTGGAAGTATGCTCCATAGCCCTCCAATACTCCGAACACAGGGTCAATAACGCCCGACACCTTACCTACACGAGCCTTTGTTGCATCGGTGAAGACTGCGACAGATGAGAGCCTGATGACATTGAGGTCAGCGATCTCGCACCATTCCCCGGCATTGGTAAGGTCTATCGTCAGACTGCGACTATATTGCTTGGGATACTCAACTGTGAGCACCCACAGTTTGTACTTCCATTCGGTAGATAGCGAGAAGGTGTCTTCGGCATCAATCTTCTCGCCATTGGTATAGCCAAATGATATTGCAGCCTCTGCATTTTGTGAGGCACGAGCCTTGAACGACACCAACAACCTCTCCGGATGAGCAACAGACTCCTCCAAAGTCTGCTTTATGCCGTAGGAGCCACTGCCCGTAATGCGGACAATACGATTAGCCTCGCTATCATCACTGCGGTACTCTGTGGTCACTTCTCCATAGACGGCATACTTCGCTTTGTCAGGAATATCTATAGCGCCACCTGTCATTGTTGGATAGCACAATGAGCGTTCTGTGGCCATACCGTCAATGATATCCATATAGGGAGCATCACTATCCGAGGCGGTGAGGTACATCGCTCCGCTACGATCAGTGTTCGTAAGGCTGGTGATGCGAACAAAGTCGAGCAGCTCGCCACTCCTGGGCTCATCGCCATCGAGCAGAGCACCGATAAAGTATGGCGACTCCTTGCCATCAATGGCATCAACACCCGTCTCCACAACAACCATAAGCGAGTAGATGCTTTGATTACGCTCTGCATACTGACGACGCACAACATCTCCGACCTGCAGACCTTGCGTCTTCTGCGAGTCGGAGTCTATGCGAATCTTATATTTCGAGTAGTTATATACCGCCATTGTTATACAATTCTTTCTACACTGTCGCCCGAACAACTATCGCTAATCCAGAGCGAGCCATTTGTCGCCGAGAGTTTCTTTACCTCAAACTCGTAGGCTCTAAACTTCTTGCGGGCCACAACCTCGTCAAAGGTTGCTGTTACATTGCCTGTGGTACGGTTTGCCTGTATCGCCCAGCCACTGCCGGTAAAGCCTGCCGAGAAGAACTCCGAGGAGATTGTCCCGCCAAAGTAGCTGTTGCCATAGTGTTTGATGCCATCACTCACAGCTTGCAAGCGAAGAGCCTCTGTTAAGTATAGGACTCCATCGGTCAAACGGGTGTAAGAACCATCTATTCCGATATGCCCAACTGCTTCAATAGGAACATCCGCCGCCACAAAATCGGCATCGGTACTAACAAAGAATGTTTCGCTGTATCTGTTCTGCGGAGCATACTTGCTGGTGGAAATCCGATGACTGAATGAGGTCTTATGAGGAACGAAAGTTTGAACGCCATCTTTCTCGTAGACCACATCAGATGATAGTGAGATATGCTCTTTATCGCCTTTGATAAGTACGCCATCAGCAGTTCCAAATCGCAGGTTCTTATGGATGATGATTCCCTCATCGTTGCTATCGACACGATATGACGAAAGAAGGTTGGCTCCATAGTTATGCCTTACGGTGAGTGAACCGGGAAAACAAGCCTTGCCGTATGGCGAGAGCATCAGACATTCGCCATCGATATCCGAGATACCAGAGAATAGACGAATCTTGAGAGTATCATCGCTACCCAAGAGCAAATCCCCGCCGATACTGCCTAAACGGATACTCTCACCCTCACGAGTAAGTACATACTTGCCCGCAATGCGAACACCGTAGCCATCCAGAAACGAGAGGTAGCCACTGAGTGCCACATCTTCGCCCGAGAACGATAGTAGCGTATTGCCCTTATCACCCAACTGAACGCCATATTTAGCTGATAGCATACCTCTCAGCATTGATGTTCCGTGAACGGTTAGGTCATTTTGGACTATGCCGTTCCGCATTGCCCAATCAACACTCGCAAGGTTGGCATTGCCCTTATGGTAGACATCCTTACCGCCCACCTGCAGCGATGTTGGCGAAATGAAGATTCCGCTCTCCTTATCTCCAATGGTCCATTCACCTATGGAGTGAACTGAGCCACTGAGAAAGTCGATGTTCGATGCATCTATCGTTACAGTAGCCTTGTAGGGGTCGTAGCGTAATAGATTCCTACCGCCAAGATAGAGAGCATCGCCTCCAAGTTTGAGGTTGCCTGTAATCTTTACGCCATACTCAATGGCCGAGACAACACCATCAGCATCGGTAATATCTTCCGAGTAGGTTTCAATGATTCGGGTATTGGCGACACCCGCCTCAAAACCATAGTTGGCACGGAAGATACCGGTCATATCTCCGCCTGTCTTCTTGAGGTAGTCGATAAGCAGACCGCCGCCGGACTCACCACCTTCGCCCGTAACAGCACCAGCAATGGCAGAGGCAAATCCGTAGGCGGTGTTCTTGAGGCGTACACTCGTCTCATCGCCCTCTTCAACGCCATAAGGATGTTCGGCGTCCTTCTTCTGCTGGGCATTGAAGAAGTTATGGTACAACTGCGAGTAGATCGAGTAACAGAGACTCGACCTATCAAGTTGCTCTATATCGGGATGTAGTTGTACGCTCATTACTTCGTAAAGCTGGTTTTAGAGAGAAATTTCTGAATCTTCGATGAGAGTGAGATAAAGTTAGGAAAGTTCACAGGTGTCATCGTACCCATCAGCGTAGGCGTCATTATCTTGCTGCACTCTGTCATAAAGTCGAGCATCAGTTGTGCAAGCTCATTACCCAAAACAAGCGGCTCAGTGGCGTTCTCATCACCTAATGTTACCTTATTATCCGCCAATGCAATGGTGGTTGAATTGACCTTCTGAACAACTTTATCTGCCGTCTGCTTAACCTCTGATTTATCGACGGTTTGAGTAATAGTCTCCGCATCCATTACAATTGTAGCCTCCTTATCCTTATCGTTCTTAACAGAGGTGGTAACGGTAGTCGCAGTGTACTTTGTCGATGTCTCATTTCCTGTCGGCTCCAACTCATCATAATCAGGCGAAGAGTCGCTATCGGGGTCTAACTCCTCGGTCTCTGTAACGCCGATAGTAGTCTCGGTGTGAGCTGTAAGGTTGATGATATTGACACGCGAGAAGTTTACAATGTAAGCATACTTCGTTGCCGCATCCATAAAGATGGTAACATCGGAAAAGAGCGTCGGCACAATCAGAAAACCACCCTCATTATTCGTGGCAGCAGAGAGCAAGACACCCTTATGGATTATAGGATCTGTGGAGGCTGTTTCATCGGGATATTCGCCCACATCGACAGTACCGCCATACTCTTTGAACTCCGAGTCTGCAGGGTTATCGTGAACCTTTGCCACATAGCCGTGAATCATACGGGCAGTACCCACGCCCGACATACCGCCCGGCGCCATATTGACACGCTCCATACTGCGACCCAACGCAATCTTGCGAATCGCCTCACGAATGACTATCTGATGTGATTTATCTGCGGGCATTTTTTATTAAAGAATAGGAAAAAATATAGTCTAGGATTAAAATTACTTTGTTCAGGATAATGATAATAGAATATTTGAGTATTTTTGTACCATATTAAGTTTTGATAGGGCTATGGAAATATTTTTAGATTTCATCATAAAGTACTCCGGAGAGTTTATTACCGGTTTTGCTGTATTATTTTTGCTTATACTTGATTTTATTCGCAGGAAATGGAAATCTAAACTTGACATTTCAGGCGAATGGCAAGGATTGTCATTATACATCCCATTACAAGATGATCCCGATATTGAATGTATATATAAAATACAAGCAAAGTTTAAACAAGTTGGTCCCTACTTAAAACTGGAAGAAGAATTATTTGAAATTCAGGATGTGAATGAAAACGTGATGGAAAGGGAGAAACGAAAGGTATATGGCAAAGGTAAATTCTATGGAGATAAAGATATTATAATAAATCTGCAAGAAGATCAAGGTCTAACATGTGGAGTAATGTATCTAATCTCCAATTCTTGGGGTAAAGAGCTATCTGGTTATATCGTTGTAACAAATCCATTTGATGGGACTCCTGTTGTAGTTAAAATAATGCTGCGAAAAGATTTAGACAAGCCTGTTAAATTGAAAGATTTACGATTCCATAATCTACAATTTATTCATCAACATTTTTTCAAAAAAGCATTAAGCAATGACAATAAGAATTGATGAACATCTGTGCCTTAGGGAAATTAATATTGCAGATACTCAATCTATTTTTCAAATAATAGATGCATACCGTGATGAACTTCGAGAATGGCTTACATTTATTGATTCAACCATCTCGGATATGGATACACTTAATTATATAAAAAGTGTATCCCCATATAATTCAGATGGCGATAAAGTCTATACAATTTTATATAATGAGAAAATTGTTGGACTAATTGATATTGAGAATATTCATATTTGCAATAACAAAGCAGAAATAGGATATTGGTTATCTCCAGAATATCAAGGAAAAGGTATAATGAGAAAATCTGTAATGTCTTTGATGCATTATGCGTTTACTCATTTAGAATTTAACAGAATACAAATTAAATGCGCGGTCGCAAATCATAAAAGCAATAACATTCCTCTTAAAATAGGCTTCAAACATGAAGGAATAGAACGCGAAGGAGAACTTCTTTCTTCAGGCAAATATACAGACTTAAATGTGTATAGTATGCTTAAACACGAATTTATCACTATTCCTACTTCTTGATTTTATACGGTATCGAAAGTGTTTGCCTATACCCACCAACCCCGAAGTTCGTTGTTACCTCTTCGACAAGGTAGACTCCATTCTTCGAGGGGTTGCGGTGGTCGATTAGCTCAACCTGCACCGCAGGTGGAAGCCCAAAATCGCCAAAGATTGTGAGACTTCCCGTGATGCCGTTCAGGTTGTAGTTGCGAAAATACTCCGTTGTCTCCTCGACAAGTTCATCAGAGGAGATGCCGATATGTGGTGACATATACGGAACGACTGTATAGGTCGAGAGATCTACCTTATTTTTGGTCTCAGCCCCTGATGCCGTTGTATTGCCCGTAACCTTATGCGACTTCTTCGATATCTGGGTAGCATTTACCGTCTGATACTGCTTGCTTCCGGGTGTTGCTGGGTCGTATTCGGGGTTTAGGCGAATTGTTACCTCAAAGAACTTCTCATCCGTTCCCATAGCCTTGCCTGTAACAGCCAAGAACTTCGGGTCGGTCTTCACGACTTTGAGTGATGACTGCGCCACATGCTCATTAAAGTATATCTTGAATGGTCCTGTGGAGTCATCCTCGGGAAACACGGGCTGTGCCTTGCTGGAAGAGTATGGTCTGCCCACAGCAATAGCGGGCATAGCACTCTCATCGTTAGCATCGTATTTCAGGAAGCAATAGACCTTGTATTTCGACCACTCGGAGAGTATGTCGGCCACGGTGAAGTTATCCGTAACCTTGATTTTACCGATGTGAATATCAAACTTCTTGGTGTCGGAGTGAATCTTGAAGCCTGTATCTTTGAGGATATTGTACTCACCTTCCAAGACATCGTTTACGGTTGTTCCGCTGGCAGGAGTCTCGAAGTGCGGAGCCTTCTTGAGTTTGAGTTTGTAGGCCATATTCTCACACTCTATTTCAAGATTGCTCTCCGAGTTGTAGCCCGTAATGTAGCCATCAAACATATTCTTCAAGATGCCGTTGTAGCCCAGTTTTATATTCACTCGCTGACCGACCTTGAAGGTAGTGGTATCGACAAGTCGCTGCGTTGTCTGCTTCTCGATGATAACACCATCCTCCATAATCTCGGTGGTAAATATCGAGGCATCCTTACCTTCAACGGTTACCGTGCCGATGATTGTCGAGCGACATACAGAGCCCTTCGGGAGGGTTATCTTCGCCGTCCCGATAAGCTTCTTATATGTCTCGTTTATCTCGATGCTCTGCACCTCGGTAATCTCTATGGCATCCTTAATCTCCATAGGATTTGAGGGGTTTGCATCGCCAATGGTAATCTTACAACAAAGGACATCCATCATAACCACGCAAATTTTATCAGAGATGTAGGGTCGATAACCTCTGCGCCGAACTTCACCCACTTAATCCATTTGTTCGTATGCTTGATAGCCTCATCAACCTTTTCGGCCTCTGCAATCTTGAGTTCTACAGCCTCCGAAGGCTCTACCGCCACGCAGTTTAGTGTATATGGCTGTACATTTCTGCAATCTGTATGCGGAAATGAATAACCCTGAATAATTAGGCGTGAGATGTTAAACTGACGCAACACGGTATTATCACAGTCGATGATACCTTTGTACTGCACCAACTTAATAAACTTGGATATCTCCGCCTCGGGATAGACATCGGGATACTTCGATGTTATCTTGCCATTGATGGTAATCTCCATATCGCCACCCGAGATAAATTCCTTGCGGGTGTAGTCACGACCCTGCACCTGTGTGAGCAAGATGTTGTTCTTGCTCGACACACTGACATGAGGTCCAAGATCCACAAAGGTTACAATGCCATACTTGGTGTTTGGCTCAACCTTGCACTCCTTGTTATCGTAGTACTTTCCCTCCTTGGATATGGAGAGTTCGAGGTAGTCTTGCACCGTTCTACCAACGATAGTATCGGTGTAGTTCTTCTTCTGCGCTACCGCTTGCTGCTCACTGATAAGCTTGTAGTATTGACCGGTCTTGTTGGCAAGGCTCGACTGCGACTGTGTTTCGAGGTACTTATCTCTGACACGCTGCTCCCAATATTGCAGGTAGCGAGGATATGAACGCAACAGTCCATATGCCGTCTGTGATACAATCTGTATGGCGGCACGCTTCAGTAGGTCGTGGTGTTTGGAAAAGTAATGTACCTGACCTTCCGAGAGCTCTGCCAGTCCCATACCGATAGCCTGGCGGGTGGCATTACTGATATATCCCATCCAGTTACCACCGCCAAGAATACCTCCACTGAGAAGTGTTGATGCTGCTATTTGTAGTAGTCGTGCCATACTGTTTATGCATTCCACGAGGCATCAAAGTCGTGAACCACATCTATGAGTGCCTGCGCTAATTGTTGTTTTAAGTTCTGTACCTCCTCGGTCTGTCCCTCCTTGCTCTTCATAAGGTCAATGGTAGAGACGCTGAGAAGGCTCTCAATATTTACTATTACCTGTTTTGGTGCGGCAGAGGATAACCTGCCTGTTCCTGAGTAGTTACCACCGGCACCTCCATCATCCGGGCCCTCATCATATAGATGCTGGTTGGTGATAGGATTGCTATCAAATGGTCGCATATCGTTAGACTCTGGCTCGTTGCTGTACATATCCGGAGTGAAGCCTGCTACTCGCAAGATATTCTCTGCGGCCTCTGCCGAACCACCAAAGGTCTGTCGAAGTGCAGCGAAGAACTTCACAAGAGAGGTGTGAGCCAACTTGCGATTGGCAAGATTCTCGACACGCTCCTCATCCGTAGCATTCTTACCCAATACCTGCTGCACCCAACGACCATTTTCATCCATTGAGAAGCCCCAGGTGGCGAGCTGGTCGAAATCGTAACCTCCGCTACGCATCAACTCCTGAGCTTTTGCAGCACTAGAGATAGCATTACGGTATGTTGTGGCTGCTCGCACAATCTCAGGAACGGTGTTCTCGTTCATGTACTTGGCGTAGTCGTATGTCTGTGCTGCCACAGCCTCATTCTTCTCGCCTATATTAGGAACATATACAGCCTTGCCATTGACCATACTGAATAGTGAACGGTCCAGGTCTGCATCCGAATAGCCGAATCGTTGCTGTATGGTGCGGATAAAGGCATCCATCTCTAAGACCGTTCCCAACTGACCGAACTCGGCATATGCAGCATCAATCTTTGATTGGCTATCTCTCTTGGCAAGGGTGATAAGAGCATTACGAATATCATCCTGACGAGCATCGTTTGTAGAATAACCCGGATCGTGATAATATCCGCTCTTTGCCGCTCTTGACATTGCAGCACCTTCTGCCAGTGTCGATATCCACCAGTTTCGAGTAAAAGCTCCAATCTTCTGTCCCGAAGCCTCCTCTATAGACTTACCGGATACAACCTCTTCAACGGCTCGTTTGGTCTTGATTGCCATATTGTAGGTCTCGCTAAGCGAAGAGTGAAGAGCCTCGATAGATGGATAACGGTACTTCTTGTTAGCCTCTATCTCCTCCAAGACAGCATCCTTTGCCTCTTTAACCTTCCAAGTCTTATAGGCAAGCCAGCCCATAGCTCCAACGACAGCAGCAATACCCGCTGTGGCGGCTACTGCACCTGTACCAATAGCACTAAGCGATGCCGCAGCACCCGTAATACCATTACCTGTAGCAACCTGAGTGGCAAAGAGTGATTGCAACGCACTCTTAGTTCCCCATACGCCACCGCCAGCCATCAGTGCCTTGGTCATAGCACCACGGCCGGCAACACCAGCCGCCTGCATCTGTGTAACGATGGCTCGCTTCTGCGTGAAGGATAGTTTACCACCTCTGCCAAGACCGAGAATGCCTGTGATAGCATCCGCACCGGCCATTGCTGCCGACTGCTTACCAATAAAGCCAAGTGCAACACCGACATTGGTCAGAGCACCTGCAACCTTAAAGAGTTTCGTTGCGACAAAACCAGTAAAGACAAGTGGCTCTATCCAATGGAAGTTGCGGGCAACCCACGCTCCGATATTGCCGATAACGGTCATAATATCCAGCAGAGCATTACCAATAGAGACAAGCCCCTTGGTAAACTCAGGAGATTTGAACTTATCGAGGGAAGAGCGTAACACCTGACGGATTGTTGGCTCCAGCACCTCATACGCCTGCATAAAACTCTCGGTAAGCTGTGATGTCACCTGTGCCCACAGACCTTTTGTGGTGTTCTGTTTGACAAGTGCCAACTCTGCCGAGATACCCTGTGAGCCTCGGTTATGGGCAGTAAGGTTACGCAACTGGTCGTAGTTGTTCACCAGCATCATCGCCGCATTACCACCAATTTTACCGAAGATAGCCTGCATATCAGCCATTGACGCTCCCTTCTTATTCAGATCCTCGAAGATGTCGGCCAATGGACGTAGTTTCTCGACCATCACACCCTCGATATTACGCATCTCGGTAAACTTCACTCCCAAGCGGTCGAGCACCCTCTGTGACTCCTTTGTAGGCTTGGCAAAGCGTGTAGCCATAGCACGGAGCGAGGTACCGGCAAGCGTTCCTTTCAGACCCATGTTACCGAGCAAACCAATGGCTGCGGTACTCTCCGTGAAGTCCACGCCTGCAGTACGCAGATAACCGGCTGCCATCTTATAGGATTCCGCAACCTCTACGATATTTACATTCGAGCGTGAGATTGTTGAGGCGATAATATCCGCCACACTATCCATACTATTGTTGTTGATATCGTAGCCCGCCATAATGTTGGTGGCAAGGTCAGCGATATAGCTGACATCGTTATCACCGATAAGGGCAAGGTTGGTAATAGGCCGGATAGACTTGTTGATAGTATCGATATTCATACCCGCCATAGAGAGGTACTTCACTGCACCTGCAATCTCCACAGCGGTAAACTTCGTATCGATACCAATCTTTCGCACATGGCGAGCCATATTGTCGAAGCGAGTCTCGAAGGTACTCAAGTCAGTGTCTGCCACACGCAAGATAGAGTGTGCCGACTGCATAATATTCGAGTACTCGATAGCCTTTGTCAGCTCATTACGCACCAGGCTGTAGCCCATATAGGCATTGAGCATCGATGCAAACGGAAGGTTACGCAACGATGGTGCCTGGGAGTATTGAATACGGTTGATAGCCGCACGACGCTTACTGCGGTAGAGCGTGCCTGCTGCGGTATTTTGTCGTTGCATAGCACGCACCGACTGCATTGCATTTCGCTGCTGTTGCTGGCGTGCTGCCTTATCGGCTCTACGGCGTTCTTGTTCTGCTTGTCTGCGCTGACGCTCGGCCTCACGCTGTGCTCGGCGACGCTCTTGCTCACGAGCTCTTGCCTCTGCCTGACGCTGTCTTTGTGCAGCTGTACTCTCTGCCACCTGTGCCTTGCGGCGTTGCTCGGCATTGAACTTCTCATCGTCATGTGCCATGCGCTGGCGGTGCAACTGCTGAGAGGTGTAAAGCCTCTGCATAAGCCTCTGCTGCTCCTTCTCGGGCATAGCAAAGGCTGTCGGAGCATAAGGCACAGGAGCCTGCATACCCGGAGAGTACGCAAATGGCATCACGGCAGAGGCTCCCGATGTAGCAGCACCAGCCACACCTGCGGGTAGTCCGCCAGATATATTCAGAGTGATAGTCGAAGAACTCTTTATTCGATTAAGAATTGAGAGTATGCTACGCAATCTCTGTTCAGCGACATCGGTCTTAATGGTCAACTCTCGGCCACGCTCCATATGTGAGAGTGCCGAGTTAATCTTGCCCATAGCCTTGGTTATACGCTTCTGGGCATCGGCCATCGTGGTTACCGAAGATGATGCACTGCGCTCAACCTCTGCCTTACGAGCCTCGGCAGCCTTCTTCTCATAGAGGCTCTTGGCATTTGCCTTGATTCTCTTGGTGTCGAGTGCAGGCGCTGCGATGGTGAGGTTTATACCTTTGGCAAGAGTAGAAATCTCGGTGAGCAGTGTCTTGACGCGCTCCAACTTCGCCTCACTGTTCTTGGTGTCGATGGTGAGACGGTAATCAAAACTACGCTTCTTGCCATTCTTGGTGCGGAACACACGGTCAATCTCCTCCATCATATTCTTGATGTTGTTGACCGCAGGGGTCAACGATGCCTTTGCCTGCACAAGTTTGCCGACGGCCTCACCGAAGGCCATCACCTGCTTCGTACCTTGTGAGGCATCGACATTGATGGAGTAATTGACTTGATAATTCTGTTCCTGTGCCATTCGAGATGGGTTTTATCTTATAATAAGAGTAGTGTTTTTGGGGCGTGAGAGATTAAAAATAACCGCCATAAGTCTTACGGCTTACAGCGGTTTGTCAGGGAGTCTTTTCGGGTAGTGAGACCGGTATCGGCATACGACTGATGAGCATCTGTTCGTGCAACCACAGAGCATCCTCGGAGAGAATAGCAAAATCCTCATCGGAGATTGTCTCAAGGTCTACTCCGGGGAAGTAGTGGCGCACATAGATCACTCGCTGGCGAATGCGCTGCTCATCGGTAATGCGCCACCGGTCTATAAGTTTACCAGCGTACTCTGACGAGTAGTGATAAGCTCCGAGAGCTGACCCATAAGACCGAAGAGGAACATCGAGTCGTTATCCACGAGTTCGCGGTCGCCATCGATGAAGCAATCCTTGGCAAGCGTGCGCATAGCCATAACCTCATCCTTCTTCGAGGCTGCCATAAACTTCGAGAACTGCGGGAAGGTAGGCTCCGACATATAGGCCACATAGACCTCCTTCTCGTCACCCGCCTCGCCAAAAACTACCATAGGGTAAATCTTGCGCAGTTTCTTCTCCTCCTTAATCTTCTGAGCCTTCTCCTTAATCTCAGACTCCTGTTTCATTGTGAGCATTTTCTCTTCCATAAAGAAATCGTATTATGTGAATTATACTATGTAAGTTGTATCCACTTAAAGTGTAGTGGCTAGCTGGGAGTAAAGGTTTACAACTTGATAAATTTTCCTTCGATTCCGCATGTTTTTAGTATTTCAGTGTTTGCGGCGTCAAACGAAATCAGGCACGAGGGAGCACCCGCTGTGCCACCTTGCTCTCCCGATGCGTGGTAGAAACTCAATCGTCCTTTGATGAAGAGTATAGAATCGGCATTAGGAAATATCAGGTCGTGAAACAACCTTGTGTCTGTTCGGGCAAATGTCAGCGCAATGGCGTTCTTATGCTCTGCACATCGTTTGATGAACTGCGTAATGAGTGCTGTATCATATGGCGGATTGCAGAATACACGCCCAAACCACGGCTGTTTCAAGCCATCGTCCTCGATTGTATAATGATGCTCGGCAGTGTCCCATGGTCGGTTTATTGGAGCGCACGGGTCTAAATCAAATGGCCCCAACCGCCTCAAGATATGTGGCGGTGTGAGCCATTCATTTTTACCTGTCGAGGACTTGCCTTCAAAGGTTACATCCATACAACCTAAATTGTATCACCTGAGCCAATCTGGATGTCGAACGGATTGAGGTCAAACTCGTGGGTGATGTTCGTGTCATCCTGCTGCGACTCCAAGCAGTCCTCGGTGAAGATACAACCCTTGAGAGTTACGGTAGTTGTTGTCCAGTCATCCGATGCCATAGGGTTGGCAAACGAGACGATAAGATCGAACTCACCAATCTCCAACAACGATCCATAGACCGAACGCAGGAGCTGCTGCGTAGCGTAGTCCATAGTGATGGATGCCGAGTATGTGATGTTTCCGAAGCCTCGGGAGACGGGCTTACCGCCCATTCCGTAGTTGGACTCCACCTTGCGTTTCTTCGACCACTTGATGGCAGATACGCCTTCGAGTGTCGTAGAACCCTCGTCGATACCGAGTGCGGTAGACGAGAGTGTGATCATAGACCACGAATATGCTACATTATTGATTACTGCCATATCTGTTAACTGTTAGCGGTTAGTGACAATCCCTCCTCGACATAGATCTTGACGGCCACGCCGACAGGGACAATTACATAGGAAATCTTGAGTGTGTCGTTCACCAGCACATTCTGATTCGGGTCGATGGTTACAGCGAAGCCGGAAATCTCCTGCGCTGCCTGCATCTTTGCCAGAATGTCGCTGATAAGCGTCTTGAATGCCGTAATCTTCGATGGAGCAAGGAAGCCAGTAGAAGGATTCACCAACAGAGGCGAGTTCACATACGGCAGCAATGCTGCACGCACGGCACGACGGCTCTTGTTGATGGTTCGGTTACGGGCAATCGTGCGGTAATCACCGATAGAGCAGGTCTGGTCTTTCGAGATGTATATACCATTCTCACGACCGGCATACTTAATCGGGAAGATGTAGCCCTTATCATCGAGTTCATCAAGCAATGAAGGCGATAACGACTCGTAGCGATTAAGGCTGAGGAAGTTCTCTTCCGCCTCATCAAGGTTGATATCACCGAAGCCCAACTCGATCTCCTGGAAGTCATCGGTAAAGAGGTTGAACTGCTTTACCCACGCAATAGACTCGTGTACATTTGCCTTTGCGATAGCTCCCATAACAGCACCAAGGAAGCCCACAGGCGTATGGTTTGGGTTAACCATCTGCATTGTCGAAATCTTCTCGTGGCGAGACTGTCCGAAGATGCAGCTGATACGACTTGACTCGCAGATACACGAAGGAATCTTGTTCAAGTCAATCTGACGGCCATCAGTGGTGTCAGCACCCGTATTGGAAGGGTTAGCCGAGAGTACCAACGACAAAGGCTGGTTCTGCTCTGCAAGACCTACAGCCACATCGTTGAGACCCTTGACAAGGTTAAGGCTGTACTTGTCTGCACCGCCATTTGCCTTCCACAAAGGCTGCTCCGTCCAGATACCAATCTGATTGATGAGGCCACCTGCGGCACGCTGCATAATCTCCAATGCATCCCAGTTAGCCGAACAGTCGGCAAACATCACATAGAGTTTGCCTGCGCTATTCACGCTACCGGCCATACGGAAGAACTCACGAATGTGGTAAGCAGGAATACCATACATAAAGTTTACATTTGCCTCCTCGTCATCTGTTGCTTCCACACGTTCAATGATACCGAAGTCGTTTACAGCAGACTTGAACGAGGTGATATAGCAGACATCGCCCAGCTTGAGCTTTGTCTCATTTGTCTTACCATAGCCCTCGGTAAAGAGCGTAGGCTGCATAGAGACATCAAATAGCAGACCCGTAATCTTCTCGGTAGAAGAACCGCTGTCATACGGAATGTTGCCGTCTACATCTTTAATGAATACATTACCAAGTGCCATAGGTTATCTCTTTTTTAGTTCGTCGAAATAAGGGTTCTTGTACAGTACCGCCTTGCCATGAATAGCCGCAGGCGTGTTAGTAGTATATGTCCCGCCGTGAGTGTCGATGTAGAGAGACTCATAGGCAGGGAACTTTTTTAGGATTGCGAGAATGTGAGGGTCTGCCTCTCTCTTCTCCTCATTGGCTGGTTGTTTATCCTCTGTTTTAGGTGTCTCCTCTGTGGGAGTCTCGGTAGTTACAGCCTGCACCTCTTCGGTAGTCTGAATTACCTGCTCATCCGTTTTGGGAGTCTCCTCCGTGATAGTTTTCTTTGCCATAGTCTTTGAAAAATTTGGGGAGCGGGGCCATACCTCGCTCCCCGGGTGAGACATAAAAATCAGATGAAAGGTGTGTTATGCTGTTTTGGTGTAAGCCGTGTGTACGACAATCTCGGCAGGACGAACGATGTTCACATCCATCTTCATTCGCATCTGGAAGAAGAAGAGCTCCGAGTTAGCCTGCAAGCGGTCTACCTTCAATACCTCGGTGTCGTTTGCGTAGTCTACGCCCATCCAGAGGTTCGACTCCATACCTGTCGAGAACTCACCGAGCACGATGGTGTGGTCAGGAATACCCACGATAGGCACGATCTTCTTACCCTTGAAGCGGTAGCGATTCACCTCGGTGTTCTCCGAGTACTTAACCTGCTTGTCAGAGATATACTGGTCGTATGCATCCCACGCATCCCAGCCGATGACAAAGACGAGTGACTTCTTCTTACGAATCTGCTTAGGACACTTCTTCCACATAGCGTAGAGAGCAGCCTCGACAGCAGCACCATCAGTGAGCTCGGTATTACCCGACACGATACACTGACCACCGGCGATGGTTGCAGCATCCGTAGCGTTCACATTGTCGATGATACGCTTCATAACGCCATCGAAGTACTTCTCTTTGTTCGCACCAATCTTGATGCAGCCTGCAGGAGCAGTGATACCAGCAGCAGCCTCGCCTCCCTTAGCGGCAGTCCAGATTGCGTTGCCGATGTACTCGTTCTTCTTGTCCATCAACAGACGGAGCATCGTTGCCTGAATCTTAGGATCGAGCTCGCGGAAGACGAGATTGCCCTCGGGCTGTGCGAACTTCCAATACTTCTCGTAGTCGCGTGGATTGAACTCCAGATAGACCATAAAGTCCGAAGGCTCCAAGTGACGCTCGGTGAACTGGTATTCGTTCTCTCCGTTTTCGCCCTTGGCACCGTGAGTGGAGGTAGGTGTAGGTACATTATCCTGAATAATGTCGCCCAACTTGATGGCAGGCAGCGTGTATTTGTGCTGGATGCCACTCTTGATGTGGATAAGACCCTCGCGGAAGGTGTCGTTACCCTGTGCGGTATAGGTCAAGAGGTCCTCCAAGACCTCGCCATTATAACCGTTCTGCAAAAAGTTTACTGTATCAGCCATTTGTTTCGATTGAGTTTACTTGTTTACTGTTGAATCTCAGCCGACTGGCGGATACTGTTTTCCGCGCGAGACACTCCCTGTCTCCGGCAAATCAATTAATGAATGGTGTTGTTTACTTCAGCTTACCGAACTTGAAGTCAGCGCCGACAACCTCGTTAACCTTCTCGGCCATCATCTCCTCTGCGGTCTTGGCAGCGGTGGCAGCAGCCTGAACATTCTCGGGGTCTTTGGCAATCTCCTCGGAGATCTTCTCGCGTGCAGGGATAGATGCGAGCGTGCTCTCTGCAAGCGAGAGGTTCGCCTCTGCCATCTTGACCCACTCGGCCTTCGCCTCACGGTCAATCTTGCCTGCGTTGATTGCATCCTCGACAAGCGTCTCGATGCGGGCTGCCATCTCCTCCTTCTCCTTCTTTTCGTAGGTCGAGAGTTTCGATGTTGCCTCCGAGAGTTCCTTCTGCAAGTTCTGGATGGTCGCCTCCTTACCTGCAATGATAGTCTGGGCATCGCTGAGCGACTTCTCAGACTCCTTGTACTTGGACTCAATGGTCGCCAACTCCGAGATGCGGGCCATTACATCCTTGACATCACTGTCCTTCATACCGAGTGAGGCTGCTATCGCCCCGAACTCGAATCCTTGTGTTTTGTTTTCGTTAGCCATATCATTTACTGTTTGCTTAAGAGTAGGAATGTTGTTTTCAAAAAGTTTATTCTCGGCACTAACTCGGCTCATTAGCTCCTGAATTGCCGTGGTATCGGTCATCGAGGCAACCTCACTATGTACCTTCTCGCATAACTGCTTTGAGGTGTGGATAATGTTCTCGGCAGGGATAATACCTGCCTTCACAGCCGCCTGAGCATCGAAATAAGTGCCGTCTCTGCCTGCCTCGCCATCCATAATCGCTCGTACATGCTCGGCTTTAAGCCCGAAGCGTTTGCGGTAGATGGTCTCAATCTGCTTGGTGAATGCCTTAACCATCTCCTTGGTATCTACATCCATATCCTCACTCGAAGGCATCATCGGGTTATGAATCATCAAGATTGCATAATCACGCATAAGAGAGCGTTTGCCTGCTGCCCAGATAATCGAAGCCATAGATGCTGCCACGCCCTCGATGACACACTCAGTATCAACCTTTGAGTTGGCAATGGTCGAGTATGTAGACATACCATAGAGCACACTGCCACCTTCAGAATTAATAAGTACGCGTATGCACGAGGGACGAATGATATTCTCCAAGAAGTCAAACTCATCGTTGAAACGCGATGTATTCTCCTCGGTAACACTACCGAAGAATCGAATCGTAGCGGGGGCATCTGCCTTAACCTCACCGACTACATATTGAAGTGTATTGATATCCATTGGACTCTCTTTTGGATAAGAGTAGAGAGTTCCGAAAGAAAATGTTTATAGATACAAAAAAAGATTGCCAAATCACTAATTTGTGACTGGGCAATCTTGTATATTTACTGTACTTATTTAATGTAGTATACCTATAAAAAGACTTAACCCCAAGGTTTGATAAAATCAGGGACCTCGGGGGATTACTTTGCAAAGATAATATCTTTTTTGTATATTTGCAACACTAATGCCAAAATATTTTTCTCATATGAACTATAATGATTATGAAGTAGCATTTTCTGTAGCACGACTAACTAAGTATAAAACAGCGTGTAACGGCGATAATAGTCGAGCTCTGATACTATATAGACATAACATAAAACTCTGCCAAAAGTTTTATGGTGTACTTAATGTCTTTGAGATAATTTTGCGAAATGCAATCGACAGACATTATAGAAATCACTTTAATGATAATGATTGGATAAGCACACAACTTCAAGATGGTGGAATGTTAGCGAATTATCCTCGAAAAGCGGATATTCAAAAAACAATATCAGCCTTAGTAAAACAAGGTAAGTATACACATGATCGCCTGGTTTCGTCTGTTACTTTTGGCTTTTGGACATACCTATTCACCAAGGTTCCTTTTAAGCGTGGAGGACAGACGCTCCTGCAGATTTTCCCAAATAAGGCTGTGGGACTAGGTCAAAAGGCGATATACAAAGAGTTAATACAGATAAAAGATTTTCGTAATAAGATAGCTCATCATGAGGCTATTTGCTTTGATGCCGCAGGTCGGAAAAGTATGGTGCCCGCTCAGACACATTATTCACTAATCCTTAAATATGTTGATTTCTTGGGCTACTCTAAAGATCATATATTCTTTGGCTTGGATGTTCTGCCTGAAACGACGATGACCAAAATACAAAACCTATAAGGTGTTAAGACTCGGACGATTCCGAGTCTTTTTCATTTTCCACCTCCACTCATGGTTCAAACCCTGTTACCTCATCGTATGTCGGTGTACTGTGCTTACCGTGGTTATCGGTGTCGTGCTGCGGAGCATCGTTATGCTGCGTAAATGGTGGCATAACAAGATAGCGTTTTACCCAATCACGGTATTTCCAAGCTGAGTACTCACGGAACCACACCTCATAGTCTATCCAATACGCCTGAAGCATATTGGTGGTAAGAGGCATATCGAAGTATGTGAGGTTGCATCGCTCATTAAGTGCAGGTTCGTGATTCTTGGCATCTTGTATTGCTACATTCAATCGCTGGAAGACAATGAAGGGGTCGCACTCGCGCTCAGGGTCTGAGTTGTTGAGTGTGTTGAGAATAAAGCGCACACGCATTGTCGCCCGTCCCTCGCCTATACGCTGCTGTGCCACGAGGTAGCGTACATTGACAAAGTGTATAAAGACCGCAGGGAAGGCAATCTCATACTCTAAGTTCTCACTGCGTATAAGACGAGTGAACTGGCCGTTGTCGATAGCGATGGTCTTAAACAGCGGTGGCGATGTAGGGTCATCGGGGTCTTCACGCACGGTGAGGATAGCACGACGCACAGCATCGTACATATTCACAAAAGGGTTTTCGGATACCTTCTCGGGAACACTATCCACGGGAGGTATCGGCTCCTCTGTCTGCGGTTTATTATGCTTATCTTTTATCATTTCGGAAATCCTTCAAAAATCATATCTACAAGACCGTTGATGTGGTCTTCAATGTTGGGCGAGAAACCTATAAACTGACGATGCACGGGGCGGCGTGATGAGTGTTGGTTCACGGTGTATAGTCCGAACTTCGGGTCTGTGTTATGCACCGCAGCGTAGTTCTTATACTTGCCTCGCTTCTTACCTCGCTTGCCTCGGATGTAGGAGCTTACCTCCGTAGTCCAGATGTCGTAGTGAGTGGTACGACGGAAGCCTCCCTTGCCGTGAAGTTTGCCGAACTCTAATGAGCGACCACGCTCTCCCTTGATACTTCTTGACAGCGTGCTGGTGTCAATCATTGTCAGATGGGTGAATTTCTTTCCCCACTTCGAGGTGCGAGCGGGCCATTTACTACCGTTAAAACCACCTCGCTCAAAAGAGGATTGAAACTGCTGCTTGGCATATTCACCCGCCGCCGTAACAAAGTCCTGGGCATTGTAGAAGAGCTTGCTTCCTAACATTCGGTAGTTACCGTTTCGCCACTGGGCACAGAACTGATCAATCGTTATCTTGCTCATAGAACTTCGATTTCAGGCGTTTGACAATCTTCTGTGCAAACTCTGGCAATGGCTTATCAAAGCAGCGGTGGGCATCAGTGAAGATTCTGCCACCCGTTGCAAGGCTCTCGCGGAATACAGGATCAACCATTGAGCGACACTTGTCTATACTCAATGAGGCTCTTACTCCTGCAAAGCCATTAGCAATAAGATAGCACCTGCATCCCCATTCGATGGGCGGTATCAACTCTTCCGGGAACTCCGACTTGCGGTACGACACACCTTCGAGTGATAGGTGCCACGGGCGCACGCGCTCGTCCCCTTGCGTCATATATGTAATAACCGACTCGGCATTTACAGCCATCCACCACGCAGCCATCTTTGCGGCGAAGAGCACTTGCTCATTCTCCGCCTCGGCAAAAGTCAGGTTATACTGCTCACAGATTGTTTCGTAGTCGAGTAAGCACTCTTCATCAACCTCGTTGGGCAGTTCGCTTATCATCGTTATCTCCTCGGCAGTAGCAAAGTCAATGAGATTCTCGATGGCGGCCACGAGTATTTCGTGTTGCTGTCGCTCACGCTCTGTTGTGAAGTTGTTGTGATTACGCAGTATGCTCAATGCCTCGTCAAAGTCCAACGCCAAACCTCTCAATGCTCGGTCAATCAGGAATGAGCATCGATGAGTTATGATATCCTCGATGATGTCCTCACGCTCTGCACTGTTCTCCCAGTTGTGAATAAGCCTACGGAAAGCATTGCGGATAACCTCATACTCCCTCTGCGTTTCACTCTCTTGCCCTTTTGCCTCTACATCAGGGAGCGGAAGTTGGGCTACGACTTCGCTCCCAGAAGAAAATTTGCTACTTGTGAGCCTCGCTGTCTACCATAGCGGCGGTAATACTCTTCATCGGACATCACACCTCTGTCATTATGGCTCACACCGGGCGTAACACCTCCCGTGCCTCCAATGCCAGACATTACATTGAGTTGCTTACCCACATTGATACCGAACTCCTTCTCAATCTCATCGGCGGATACTTCATACTTATCCGTGATGAGAGAGTAGAGTTTGATGCGATCCTCGTTGTTCATATCGATGCGGTTCGAGTACTTGAACTCCAAACCCGCAGGGATATAACCCATAGCAACAAGGCGAGGTACAATCTCCTCGTTCATTATGTTCTCAATATATCGGCGATAGACCTCGATACGCTCACGGAAGATATCCTGATGAGCCTTCGTTGAGCCCACATAAGACTGCATACCACCTGCCATAGACTCTGAGCCGAGCACAAGATTTGCCACCTCGCTGTTTACAAACTCGATAAGACCTGTGTAGATCTTCTCCGAGTTCGACATCGTGAAGGTCTTGATATCGACCTCATCCTCGATTCCCGTTACCACGACTTTGTTCTGGGCAGCATTAGCAATCTCATTTGCCAATCGCTTGCGGTCTGCATTGCTCTCCGATACAGTCTTACCGTGAATGATGGGCTGTCCGTACGTATGAGAGAAGTTCACATAGTTGGCCACGGTAAACTTCTTGGCAAGGATAAGAGGCGTAGTTGCTGAGAAGAGTCCGAGGTCACCTGACGATATAAGCACATAGTTGCGCTGGTAGGCAGGATTACGCAAATCCCAATGCGGCTCCCAGATACCTTGACGCTTGAGCACCGCCTTCTGGTCAGGAAGCACATTACGACGCTCGATGCTGTTTACCTCTGCAAGTTTCCCGGTCTTCGGGTCGATGGTAGGCATAATCTCCAACAATGTGTAGCCATAGAGTTTCGACTCCACAATACCCTTGATGATTTTATCGAACTGAGAGCCCTGAATCTTCTGGGTGTTCTGCACATCCTTGATGTACTTTCCCTTCTCGTTCACACGAGCAAGCATATACCTATCACCGAGAATCTGGCTCTCCAAAGTCTCTATTACGGAGCGGATATGAGCGTCCTGCTGGAGGCAGGCATCATAGAGGTCGATAAGTTTGGAGCGGTCATCGAGAATGTAGCCGGATTCGATATCTCCACGAACTGAACGATAGCGGTTGTTGCGCTCGATTTCTCGCACATATTCCTGTATGGTTTTCTTCGATGTTCGGAAGATGCTAGATAGCAATTCTCCGTTAAAAGTGCTGTCCGAAGTTGTCATTTTCACTCTTTTTTGAAAGAGTAGAGAAAATTTTTTGAGAAAGTTTTTGCCCTTTCAAAAATATATAGCAGGACCTCTTTTTACTCCCTAATATACAACCATTAAAACCCTTCGTAAATATATAGACTTTCAAGGGGTGAAATCGCCGTAACACCTTGATTAACAATGAAAAATAAGCAGTTAAAAACTGCATTATAACGCTCTTTTATTACTATCTTTACGCCCCGAAAGGGTGAAAATCGCCCTAAAAACAGACTATTTTAATGCAAATGGATAAATAAAATGAAAGTAAAAAAAATTCCTTGTCGAATGATACGTTACAGGGAATTTCCCGAGTTACTCTTTGGAGCATCGCCGGACGAAGGACCGGTCTATTTTGATGCAACGCACTTCATCCGAAGCAGAGGTGATGAGCGTCAGCACAATGTACAAGAGTTCCGTATAGCCTTCCACCATTGGATTACGGCTCTCACCAACATGTACACAATAGACAAGGAGGACCTGATTATCCGTGATGAGACATCGGGGCATCTGTTAATTGATGAATGTCTGGCCCTATTGTTTGTCGTCTACATCGACCCTGCATTCGGTGCGTATATGTTGGAGCGCATTTCTGAACTGCTTGTAGACGGGTTTTCGGTTTCGGACAGTTGGCTGGTTATGGCTGCCGGTAATAGATTTACAATTGAGGAATTAACAAAAAATCTGAAATTAAATGAGACGTAGCAAATTCAAACGACCCAAGATGGTGCTCATCTTCAACGGAGCGCAGGTTCTTGTCGCTATTACTCGCTCGCTTCATAGTGCTGCCGAACTGACCAAGGGAAACCTACAATCGATTTCCTTTTGCTGTACCGGCAGGTATGTATGCAGCGGAGGCTTTTATTTTCGGCATCTACACGATGATGTAGAGATTGAGATGTCGGATCTCGGAACGCTTCTTCTGCCGGAGTATGATGAGTTATGTGGCGAGAAGAGAATCTACTACTCTGTGAGACAGATGGCGCATATGCGTGCCCGAAACGCAGCAAAGAAACAGAACAATGAACAACAGAATCAAAAACAGAAGAAGAAATGAGAGAAAACAGAACAGTCCCGTTTCGAGATACCAGCATTAAGGTCTCCCGAAACTATTATGGCCACCAGTATATCTGTATGGCCGATGTGTGTGAGATAATCAAACAACGCGAACTATTGAAGGATGGATCCATCCTCAATCTATGTCCTTCGGCAATGAAGATGACCTTCCGCCGTAATGGACGAGAGTACTGGGCTATCCGTCCTAGTGATATGCACACCATTATTCAGTTAGTGCGTAGGGAGAGTATTTTACCCCGAGACTTAATAGATGAACTGGAAGATTTCGGCAACAAGGTGTTTGAGATTGAGGCTGCCGAGACACAGGCCCAACACTATGTGGATAGTACAGTCAAGTTCAACGATGATATGTCCGTTACATTCAGGCGTATCGGCGACAAACTGATGGTAAATGCCACGCAGATAACCCAACCTTATGGCCATATCCCAAGCGAGTGGTTGCGTGTCTCTGGTACGGATAACCTTCGCCGCAAGTTAGCACAGAATGGGATAACAGATAGGTACGAATTTCAAATATTTACCACACGCGGGCGCAGTAATGGTGCCACATGGATTGAATCGCCTCTTCTTGCCTCGTTAGCTCGCTGGGTAGATCCTGATCCAGAGTCTGCGTTGGTTAAGTGGTGCGATGAACAGCTTAAGCACTTTGAGGATAAGTATCAAAAGCGCCTTCAAAAGCGTAGACAACCTAAGACTATCAACATCCCTTGCCTTAGTAAACCGATGCCCGAGGATATGGATACAGCAAACAAGATGATTGATGAGCTGCGAGGTATCGTCCGTGAGTACGCTCCAAAAGCGGCATTCTACGATGACTTCATCGAGAATCGAGATTGGTTTAAGAGTACACATATTGCTGAGGAACTCAATATATCCTCTCGCCATATGCATAAGTTCCTGATGGAGGAAGGTATCTGCAAGTACCAGAAGAAACAATGGGTGGTGCTCCCGGCATACCGTTCGTGGCAGTGCGATGTGCCATATACCTGGGAGAATGCCGAGGGCAAGATGTTTACCTTTGGCAGTGTGAAGCGTTGGACACACATCGGTCGTGAGTCAATCATTGAGTTGTGGAATAAGAAACACCCAGAATTTGCATAATGGAGACATCATTACAGCGCATAATGCGCAAGACAGGTCGCAGACCCATAGAGTGCAAGTGCCAGAAGTGCAAACAGCAGTGTAAGACGCCATGCCTCGGAACACCTGAAGATATACTACGACTAATCAAAGCCGGATATAAGGAGCGCTTGGCAATAACTCATTGGTGGGTTGGCATCGCACGAGGAAAACTCGATTTTCCCGTAATTATGATACAGGCTCGACAGGAAGAGAATGGCTATTGCACATTCTTTCACGACGGATTATGTGAACTGCACGATTTGGGACTCAAACCTACCGAAGGACGGTTGTCGCATCACTCCATAACCAAGGAGAACTTCAAATTTGGGAAATCGTTATCCTGGAATGTTGCCAAAGAGTGGATGGATATGCGTAATGGGGAAATAGTCGAAGAGATTATACGACATATGACCTCATAATAATCGAGACCTGTTCCGTGAGTATCAAGTATTAACCGTTGATTCCTCAAAAAACTCACGGAATCAGGTTCGATTAGTTTATACTGTTTCAAACCTTTTTGCCCCTATGATTCCTATACTTTAAGAGAATGTTTCACATTAAAACTTTTTGTATATGATTCTTAAACAGCGAATGACTTTTGACGAAATGGCTCGTCACCTAGTCGAGACAACGGGCAAGGTACCCAACAGAGTAACCGTAGGCAAACACGCCAAACAATTAGGCTATCGTGTGTATAAGCCGATGATTAACGGAAGGATTCATCACTGCTACATCAACGATGCCGTTATCGTAGATTCAAAAACAGAGAATTAAATGAAAGAGAAAAAGATTCCTACTTTTTACAAATTTTACAAAGGGCTGATGATGGCATTTGACTTGCCGGATTCAGCCTTTATGGTCTATATGGCAGACCTCGATGCATTGAGAAATCTGGGATATAATACTAGGCGCCCCATGAAGGAGCATCTGGGATGTTTGGGTATGCGAAGACATACATTTGAGAAGTGTGTGGAAAAAGCAGAGCGGATGGGGTTATTGAAGCGGATTCCAATTGATGGGATGTATGATTACTTCTGGGATATGGAGGCATACAACAGATTGGTCAAAATAGTTTCTAATCAGTGGAGCTATGTAAAATTGCGCAAGTTTAGCGATTGGGCCTTCAACAAAAACAAACGCAATGTGATGTCCATAACAGAACAAGATATAGCGAAATTTCTAGATGACTAACTGAAGTATCAAGTAAGAGTATTATGCGGCGGGAGCAATGGTTCTCGCCGCTATTTTTGTTTTAGAATGGGTGTCCTAAATTCAGCAAGAGGGGTGCTATTTTTGACAAATTGCGTGCTGACAGGATTGCTGAAAACAACAATGAGTATAATAGTATAGTATAAGACGGTAATACATATACCAATACTTTTTTCTTTGGTGGCAAAGAAAAAAGCTATTCAAAAAAGAAACCGTATACCGCAGCCGCCTTTGGCGCCTGTCACGTTTTTTTAATTTGAATTACTGGGATTTTTAAGTATTAAGGGGAACATACAGAGATACCTATTTCCTCAGAATCAATAAAATAAAAATAATAGAGTAACTATATATTCACCATCATCACACATCATTTCTTCGCTTTGCGCACGCTCGGTGCCACCGCCTTGCTCTCCAAGCGTAGCACGGCGAGGAAGCACTGACGAACAGCCTCCGCCTTCTCGCGTGTGGTGAAGTAGTTCCCGGCAATAATACGCTTGCGGTCTCGCTCTTTGCCTGCATCTTGTACCTCGTGGATTTCCATACATTCGTTAATGTAGAAATAGTTTCTATGGCCCTTATTTGCAGGTACACCATCCTCAATATATTCAAGGCACTTGCGACGATTGTTCCACACAAGGCCCTGCTTAGCCAAAGCATCTATCAGAGTCAATCGTGCATGAGAACCTATCGTCTGAAATTGATAGTTCTCCTTTGGTCCTAAAACCTCATACTGCGAATAACCAAGTGTACCATCCTTACGAAGTTGACAATACATAACAATATTGCTATTGTCATCTATGCACTTAAATACGCCTGAAATAATATTTTCGCCTAAGGTACTGACACGAACATAATCTCCATTCTTGGGGGTGAATCTTGACTCTTGGATATGTCGGCGATATGAGTCCCATACAAGATGTCTGCTATTCATTGCCCGCTGCATTGCAAACTTCTCTTCTGCAGTAGCAGGGCGACAATCAGAGAGAGGCATTCCCAAATCTTCTACCGACACATCTCCATTACGAGACATCTTCGCTGAGACAAAGCAAACCTGTCCATCCAACATCCTCACCAGAGCTACCTCACCGGTTCCCTGATTGTATATTACTCCTCCAGCCTTGATCATATCCAATTTATATTTTAGTTATTGCTTTCGACTTCTTGCAAAAAATGAACAAATAAATCACTCGCAAAGATAACAAATATTAGCCTCAAAACAGGGGTTATATTACTCCAAAAACGGGTAAATCACTCTGATTTTTATAAATCGTGATAAAGTGAACAAAAAAATCGGAGCCCGAAAAGTCTATATATTTACAAAACTATCATCGTATTGATTACAAACCTTTTGCAATGATTTTCACTATATACATTTGAGAGTAAAAACAGCTCTTTTATTTTTTCGTTCATTTTATCTAAGCTTTCTCAAAAATGGGACTTGGGAAAATGGCCCGAGGAGAGATACCGAATCCGCACCGGGGTGTACACCCTCCCAATTCTTTTTATAATTTTTACACCGTTGAATATCAATGTTTTAGAATGTTTACTTTGTCCAAAAGTGAACAAAAAAGCCTATCAAAGTAACAAATTGAAACAAAAATTTATTTTTTCGTTGATTTTCACCTATATATAAAAGAATTGACTTTGTAACTGCTTGATAATCAGTGTAAAATACTTTGTTTCAGTTGTTTATATATGTTGAAACGGGCAAAAATTGATTTTTGCAAAAATGAAAAATTTTTCAACTTTTTACAAGCGATTGATTTTCAAAGGTTTAAGACAAGCCCTCGCGCGTGGGCGTTCCATACTCAAGCAAAAATTAAAATCGCTATCCATCACAAAAATTTTTTTCTCAAAAGTTTTGGAGTTTGAAAATTCGGTGTTACTATAGTGCTGTACTCAAACGCCAACAACAACGGCAAAGAGTAAACGAAAAAATAAACTGAAAAAATAACAATTAAAATCTTGATTTAAGAAACAGACAAACCAAACCGCCTTGAGCGAGAAAACAAAAGCCTCTTTTGTGGGAAACCTATTTTCGTGGCTTGGACAAACGAAAATTGCTTGTTCGCTTTGGAGCGATTAAAGAGGGTGTTAAATAACCACACCACGCAAGACTACAGACCAATGTAGCAAGTTGGAGCGGTCTATTTGTGCAAATAGTCCGTACACGCAAAGCACGCAAATTTGGGAGTGCGAGAGCCGTGTAGAAAAGAGAGGTAACAGAATAATGCCATAAATGCGCCCTTGTGCGCTCGGAGATAAAAGTTACTATGCAGGAAAAACACCCTGCACGGAGCCTGAGAAAAGGGTATTGCCAATGTTATGCCCATAATCACCAACCGCCAACCGCTCGAATGTGTGCTGCCGTATTGCAAAAGATACGGGGTGTGCCAAAGAAACACTCTGCCGAAATTGGAGTAAGCAGAGATTGTGCGATGACACGCAGAGCAGACCGGTGCTGATGCACTTATGCCACCACTATGCTCTGATGGATAGCCAATTATAGGGTACACTTATAGGTGCGACAAAGTTACGAAAAATGTGCCGTGCAGGGTGAAATGCACGGCATATTTTTGGGTGCGTGGCGTATGGTTGCCACACTTTGCACTATAGCGTGTAAGGTTCTCGGTTCGACTCCGGGAGTGCCCGCAATGCGTAATTTTGCGCAGAGTTTGTAAAATTCAAATCATTATGGCAACTTCAAAATTGAACAAAGAGCAGTATGCAAACCTCAGTGCGTTTGCAGGTGTAATGTTGGTTTACAACTCAACCAACAAGGACGGAGAATTGGTGCAGACAGCACAACATTTCTGGGGCAAGGATTTCGAGCCTGCAGATAACTCGGACAACGAGATTTTCCGTGTAGTTAAAAACCTCGTAGCCACTATTTGGCACACGGTTGCAGAGGAGAAAAAGTTGCGTGAGGATGCTGACGGTATCCGCTCGAAATTCCGTGCCACCACTCCTGCAGAAATCATCATCTGCGACAATCGTAACAGCCGCATCAAAAAGTACGACCTCACGGATAGTGTGTGGGCTCGCATTGGACTTGTGCCAACCAAGAAAGACCTTGAGAAGTCGAGCAGAGATTTTGCCAAGACTATCCACGCAGCAGCCAAGGCAATCCGTGATGCAATGAACTTTGCCCCTAACCTTGCAAAGGTTGAGGCAGAGCCTGCAGAAGCCCCTGCCAAGCGTGGGCGTAAACCTGCCACCAAGCCTGCTGAAGAGGTTGTAGTCGTAGACCTCGAAAAAGCGGCTTAATCCGTGGAGTAACTATCCGACAATCTGCCTGAAATAGGTCTGCAATAGTTAGAATTTCGTAATTGCGTGAAGAGCGTGTTATCGTCTATATGCCGATAATGCGCTCTTTTTGTTTCGGGCACAAGGTATCGTAACCGTGAGTAGCGAGAAGAACTTTGCCGGCGGTATGCCCGCAGTAGAGCGAAAGCATACCATTGACGATGTGAAGACGGCATTGGAAGCATCTGCCACCGCCATACACGAAGCAATCCACATTGCCCGTGAGGTGTGGGAAAGTGATGATGATGCCATCTGTTTCGACATCGATGACTTGGTGCAGATAGAGTCTGCATTGCAAGAGATCTGCAACCTCGTAGCAGGCATTGACTGCGATGACGAGGATTGAACCCTGCCGAGAGTGCGCATATAGCGAGGAGAACTATGCCCGAACTGTATGCGCACTCTTTTTTAGACACTAATACACACTATGCCGAGATTGCAACTCGGAGTGTCTGCAAGTAACAAAATCGAAGCAAAATGATAGAAGTATTCAACGCAAAACGCACCCGCCATTGCGGGTGCTTTGCCAGTTTTAAGAGTGCCGAAGATACGCTTAACCGCCTTGCTCAAGATGGCATCTTGGGCGATGTTCCCAGCGTATCGGTATCGGCTTACCGCAACAATGTGTTGCAGAGAGAGTATCAAGCCGTCTTTGTCGGAGGCAAGTGGCGTATGCCCAAGGAGCGTAAAAAGCGAGCAATCGTAGTGCCACTCCCAGCCAAGAAACGACGCAGGAGAAAACTCTGCAAGGAGTATCTGACCGCCGAACTGATGTTTCGTGAGGCGTTCCCTGACCACCTAAACAAGACCTATCCGCTCTCTGCCGATACCCTCAAACTGTGCAGTAGAAGATGCAAGGTCTATGCGTAAAAAACAACCGATGTAAAACCGCTATGGGGCTATTGGCTCTATACTTTAACAAAACAGAGAACTATGCCTAATTGGTGCTTTACCTCCTATGTCGTAACGGGAGAAGAGAAAGAAGTGTGCGACCTCTATGAGAAGATGCGTTCCCTCGAAGAGCGTGAGGAGTCACTTGTCGAAAATGGCTTTGGCAAGACTTGGCTCGGAAACCTCGTAACCCTCTTGGGTGGCGATTGGAACACGATTTATTGTCGTGGCGATTGGTCTGACCTCGAAAAAGATGATGACAACGGAGCATTGCGTTTCGACACCGAAACAGCGTGGAATGACCCTGACGAGGTTGTTACCTTCTTGCAAGAGAAGTATCCGAGCCTTGAGTTCTACTTCATTACCGAGGAGCCTGGAATGGGATATTATGCCACCAATGACACTGCCGGAGAATACTTTCCTCAGCGATACACCATCACTCCCTACGATTGTGGCGAAGAGTATCAGTACGAAGAGGGCGAAGAGCAGGAGTTCTTCAAGGAGATTGAAAACATCACGGGCTACAAGGTAACCAACTTTGAAGAGGTTGAGAAGGCTGTGTGCGACTACAACGAGCAACACGAAGACGAAGAGATTTATGTAAAGATATTCAGAACGAAACCGAATAGATATGAGCAACAAAATCAATGAAGTAACAGGTGTAATCATCAGCCGCTCCTTGCTTGAGGAATACGGCTATGACGGTGATATGCCCTCTGACGAGGAGATGCAGACCATTGCCGATGAACTGCTGGAGTATTGGGGCGAGAGCGATGGCTTTCGTGATGCCCTGCGTAGCACAATGTCGAACCTTTATGGCATAGAGGAGGATTAGCGTATGGCACTAACGACACATCAGCGAGGCATAATACTGAGAGGTATCTGTGGCAGTGCCTCACTCAAAGATAAGCAGCCACAAATCAGTGATAGCAATACGGTCATAACCTGTGCCCAGCGTCTTGAAATCTGGGATATATGCAGTATCAGTTGCGATGCCGAAGCCTTTGGTCTTAAGGCTGAGTTCGGCTACGATGGAGCAACCCGCATCACATTTACCGAAAAGGAGTAATGCTATGGAGTACTACTATTTCGACTACCTCTACAAGGAGATTGGGCTTAAAGCCGAGGACATCGATGCCGTGCCTCAAATGGGCAGTGCCGATGATGTGTGCGATGAGATTGCAAGCAAGGATTACATCGTAGAGCAGTTTGCCGATGTGTCGTTCGAGAACCTCAGATATGCTGTCTGCTGTCTGTGCGACAGCCCAACTATTGAGAGCCGCCACGATGCACTGATGTATTTAGTGTGGATTGCAGCCCTCGACATCAAGGAACAAAGAGTATTAACATAAAAATCAGAGAAATGGAAACGATTACCTTAACCAAAGTCAATGCCCATCGTGTGCTCACGATTAGGCGTAAAGATGCCGCAGAGAGTGAGCCTGTGGCATTTCATTTTAGAGGCAAGAAGTATGGCTATTGCAGCTATGCTCACCTTATCGGAGATATTGCCGAGGAGAAGATCCTCGCACCTGCTAACTTCGCCGATTGGGAGGTTGTGGAGGTTGCCCACCCCGGATACCTTGAGGCATACTTCGAGCAGGCGTGCCGCTCCTACAACCTCACATCATTCTCTCCCGAAGAGCGTGGCGAGTCGGATATTGCCTCCTACGAGAAGGAGTTGCACGAAGACCTGTCGGCTATGCCCGAGGAGCAGTGTGAGCGATACAAGGAGAACTATATCCGCTACTTCGTGGCGATGATTTCTGCCAATGGTCGCTGTGCGAGTGCTATGATTACGGGACCTGCACGCTTCAACACCCAGCGCAACGACAAAGCCCTCAGCAGTTACGAGAAGAGTGTAACGGCATTCAGGGAGTGGCGCAAGCGTGCGTTAGATGCTATCAGCAAGGCTCAGGAGAGTAACAAGACCCCCGAAGAGTTTGCAGAGGAGGCGTGGCTGAAGGTCAAGGCAGATATTGAGAGTACTGCCGACACTATTCGAGGCATCGACAATGGCACATTGCCCTGTATGCGCTCACTTATTGTCGGCAACCTCTATGGGCGACTTGCCACACACTGTAACAACGGCAGTGTAGAGATTATCGACCGCGCCGTTGCCCTCATCAAGGAACTCAACGCCACGATGAAGAAGCCTATCGTTACAGCACGCCACGGCATCTTCAAACTGCCGGAGTTGGTGCGTAAAGTTCGTGAGAAGTTGGAACAGCAGGCTAACCGTGAGAATAAGGAGATTGCCTTTGAGGGTGGAACTATCGTCTATAACTATGATGAAGACCGCCTGCAAATCCTCTTCGATGCAGTCCCTGACAGTGATATGCGTACCAAACTCAAGGGTAATGCTTTCAAGTGGTCTCCTCGCAATCAGGCGTGGCAACGACAACTCACGCAGAACGCTGTGATAGCTGCCCGCAGAGTGCTCAACATAACATTGTAGTCTATGCTTCTGGTTATCGACTCACGCTACTTTGATAGCGTCATCGTCACCTCTATGCGTGATGATGAGCATAGCGACTATGGCGGTGAGACTTTGGAAGAGCTGCGTGATAGGTATGACAATCCATTCCTTATCACTGTAACTCCTGACCGCATAGCCCTGTTGCTCAAACGCTACGACAAGGCTCTCTGCCAGCCCTTCGAGGAGATTACGGAGGAGCGTTACTATGACCTCTTGGGCTGTGTACCTCCCAAGCGTCAGCGTCGCAACCGCTTTTTCGTAGGTGAGGCGTATTCGGGCACGATGTACGACCTATGCTTCCGCCTAGGCGACAGATACTTTAAGGCTCTGCGCGACATACGACTCAGTGATGAGGATATAGATGCCGAGATAAGCCGTTTTGCCAAGAAGTTGAAGCAACACCCGAAGATTATCAAGGGTGAGGCTATCCGCAACCATAACGGGTGGCACAATAGGATTGTGATGCACACGCCATACTACTTTCAGTTGGGTAAGCGAAAACTCTTCCTTTGCAGTCTAACCTCGGATAGCGGTAATAAGTATGATGACAGACGCTACCGCCGAGAGATGGCAGAGCGTCTTCTTAATCTCCGCCGGAACCATTACGACTACTGCACCTTCCACTCTCGTTATCCCGACATCTTCGAGTTCTTCAAATGGTTGCGAGAAAACCACTACACCCTCGAAGTGCAAGGCTCACTCTTCAGCATAGACCCTGATAGAAATTATGTGGACTTTCACGGTAATGTGTGCGAGTATTCTGCCGCCTTTCACTACCGCATCTATTCCAGAGAGTTGTTCGAGAATATCATCAACCAACTACGCCGTGTTAAGCGACATACGGCGTGGCTGCCTAAACCCCGAAAGTGATGTACCAGATAGATAAACTACGCATCATCGAGAGCGATGCTGTGCCCAAAGAGGGTGCAAAGATTGAGGCTCTGAGTACCTCGATAAAGATTACCCACACCTGCGGATGTGTGCTTGTGGAGCACTTTGCAGCGGGTGTGCCTGATATGCGCCGTGAGGAGGACCCCGAAAAATATGACCGACTCCTTGCCGAGCGTAAGTACTTCATTGAATTATGTAACGAACACAAAAACCGTAAATAACAATGGCTGAGATAATCAAAACAGACGGAACACGCACTGCCACAACACCTGCCAACAGAGAGTATTTCACTCTTGAAGAGATGCAGGCGGCAGTTGGCGGAATGGTCGAGATTATAGAACTCGACGACAAGCAATCTATGATCCTTAACGAGGAGGGCAAGTTGCTCGACCTGCCTTACAACGAGCAGGCAGACGAGATATTCCACCAGCACTATACCACGCTGGACTACATTGTGGGTGATGTGCTTCTATGTGAAAACGAACTAATACGATAACTATGGATAGAGAAAAGATACAGCAAATCAAAGGTATGCTCACAGAGCTTGAGCAGTTCAAGGAGAGTAGCAACGAGATATCAATCGTGTCTAAAGATAATATACTCCGAGTTGATGGAGAAGTTATGGCGGCAATGATGAGTGCCGCCATTATTGTTTTAGAAAATCAGCTGGATATTGCCAAGTTCGGTAAGCCCTCTGAAAATCTGGAATATAGCCGGGAGTTCAAGGCAGCACGGGCATTGGAAGATGCAATTAATTCATTTTCCTTCAACCCTGACCGCTTTGCCGAGGCTATTCCTTATATGCATAGGACATTGCAGCAGAACTTCTTCCGATTGGTAAGGAGTTGTGTCTGCAAGATGGCAAATGCCGAGTCGTGGCGCATAGACCCACGCAACGAGGCATCACACAAGATGTGCAAAGCCATCGCAGAGCCTATGAGTGAATACTCATTACCATACATTTAATAATTATGGAAGACAAGATTTTAGAGATGTTCTTCGACCTCGAGAGATGGACGAAGGCCATTGCGAAAGGTGTAGGCAAGGATATCCGCAAAGACCAGCTGATACACCTTGCCAGTGAGCATACGCGCCTTGCCATTGCGAGTGCAATGAAGCACGGAGAGTATGAGATTTCCCCGCCACACACGGCACAAATCCCCAAGGATAACGGTGAGTTCCGCACCGTCTATGTGAACGAGCCTATTGACCGCATCATCCTCAGTATCGCTAACGACCTGCTGTTTGACCTTATGCCCGAGATGGTGCACCCTGCGTGCAAATCCTATCAGACAGGCATCGGCTGTGGTAAGGTTGTTAAGGAGGTGAGCAGTCGTATTGCCTACAATTCAACAACTGACTCGCTCGGCTGGAAAGCAGACCTCAGCAAGTACTTCGACAGCGTGCCCCTAATATTTATCGATGAGGCCTTTGATAAGGTTGAGGCAAAGCACGGACACTCCGTAGTCATCGATGTACTGCGTAAGTACTACCACAACGACCTCTACTTTGATGAGGATAACAAGCTGCTGCGCAAGTTCCAATCACTCAAACAGGGCTGTGCCGTGGCGAGCTGGCTTGCAGATGTATTGCTCTACGACCTCGATGCGGAGCTTACCGCTCTGGGTGAGTTCTACACTCGCTATTCAGATGATATGCTCTACACCGGTGAGAAGTACGAGCAGGCAATGGCCATTTTGGAAAACCGCCTCGCCGAGAAGTCTATGCACCTCAATCCAAAGAAAGTTGAGTATCTGACATCAGACAGGTGGTTCAAATTCCTTGGTTACAGCATCAAGGGAGCAAGCATCTCTCTATCGCAGAGTCGCATCAAGACCTTCCAGCGAGAGATTGAGCGTCGCACAATCCGCAATCCCCGAACATCACTACACAAGGCTATCAACTCGGTTAATCGCTACCTCTACAAGGGTGATGGCGAGCATAGCTGGGCCACACAGATATTGCCCGTGTGCAATGTCCGCACCGACATCGACGAACTCAACAAGTTCGTTATGGACTGCCTGCGTGCCGTGAAGACGGGCAAGCGTAAGGTTGGTGGTTTGGGCTATGTAGCTACGAAGAGTGATGGCTGCATCGTGCGTGGTCGAGGTCGCAATGTCAAGGCTAACCGAGAGAAGATGCCCGGAGATATTGATGGCTATATGACCATTGGTTGTATGCAGAAAGCACTTCTCACCAGCCGTGCAGTGTATAACACGCTGGTAGCATCACTATAACACAAGTCGAACACACGACAAGCGAATGAAGAGCAAAGGTTTAATAATACAGGTATACAGCCAGAAGTGAGATATATTCACCTGGTTATCCCCAGGTGAATCCATGTAACTTCTGGCACCACCTGTATTTATCAAGCGAGTAAAGCAATGTGTCGGTTGCCTGACATTCGCAATATGCCGAAGCACATCGGCAAGGGTTCAAGGAGCAGATATTTACATCCCGCGTGCTAACCCAGCTCCGCCGAGTCTTGAAGGAGGCAGATTGACCTCCTTCGAGACTCCTCCGAGCTGGCTACACGCTGGATAGATCGAAAGAATAAAGTTATGTGCCACTGCTATAAGAATCTGCCCGGCATAGGGAGCGTATCGAGGGAGAGAGTTCATTGTCCCGTCTTAAATAAGCCTCCGCTGCGGCGTCGTAATCCCGATTGTTATACGACGCCGCTGCTTAGGCTTCACCAGACGGGAGACATCAACAACATAGAGATATATGCCACCTCTTCACCGTTACGCAACGCCTCGCACAAGGTTTATGGTCGAGGTCAGGAATTTACTGAGCAGCCCTCGCAGTCTGATGGAACCTTAGTCATCTCCTGCGATTACGATAGATGACTTAGGGTCCATCAGATTCAGTGCTGCTTACATCAGATTGATAAAGATATGTGCCGCCCTGACAAAACCATAAGGTAACGCAACCAAAACTGCACAAGGAGCCTCGTTTAACAATACAGTCTCTTACTTCGATCCTGACACCCGCAGATTGTCAGGTCTCAGGATCGAGAATCCACTGTATTTATCAGACCTATAAAGCGATGCGTCATAGGCTCAGAGTGCTAAACACGAAAACAAGTAAGCAAATGAATAACATCTACCACGAGTCCGTCCAAGCCGTTAAGGACGGAGCAAAATTCAGGGTTGACCTCGAAAGGAGAAACCTTACGATTGACGGCAAGAAGATTATCACAAACGGAGAGTACGAGGGCGAGTTGGGAATGTCGCTGGCAACGCTTGATGACTTCCTCTACACCGTGGAACGCCTCTACACCTTCTACAAGCACTCTGTGCCTTCGGAGCGCAGCGAGAGCAAGTCCCGCCAATACTTCCGAGCATTGCCCGAGCGAGAACTCTCGGACGAGGATATGCTCTATGGCAAGCGTCGAGACCCCGCACAGATTGAGCTTGAGCTCTACATCCTCTGCCAAGTGCTGCTCGGAATGGAGTGGAACGAGGAGCGTATGGGCAAATGGTTCTGGCAGAGCAAGGAGGATAAGGACCTCGTAATTCTCAAACAATGGATTCAACCGGGAAATAATCCCATTAACAACAAATAACTTATGAGCAAAAAGAATGAGACAAAAGTTCTCTGCCCCGAGTGTGGTGCAGAGTTGGCAATCGCAGACAAGACTATTACTACGGTTGCTACGGTGATTGGTAAGGATGCCGGTATCGGTGTTGTGTATGCTGAGGTCGTTGGCAAGGAGGTTAAGCCTGCCAAGAAACTGCCCAAGACAGCCAAGGAGCGTATCGAGGCGCTGCGAGATGCAGGCGTAGATGTGAGCCACCTCTTCGCTATGCAGGGTGCCAATGGTGGTGAGTGTGTAGCATCAAACAAGGACGGCAAGTTGGTTGTCCTCGATGATAACGACCCGCTCTTCGAGCTTATCATCAAGCAGGGCACGGTGCCTAATCCTCGATTGTTCCGCCGCTGGGTGATGGCACAGATGTTCCATATGATGACCGCCCTCGACTACCGCACCAAGCAGCCTATGGGTGTTACCGCTATGATTCACCGTATGGGCTACGAGTATCAGTGGAAGATGCTCCTCGACGAGCTCTACGCACAGATGAAGATGGAGCACCGAGATCCTGAGAACTTCGCAGACCGCAACCGCTGGTTCAATGCCGAGGTAGCGACCAAGATGGCAAGCGAGTATATCGGACTCCTCAAGAAGCGTGTCGATATGATTAAGGTACGCAAGTGCAAGGGTGTCCCTTATAAGCGTATCGCCGGCAAGAACATCTTCGTATCTGACCTCTACAGTAAGCTCTATCGCCCGTTGGAGAGTGCTATGTACGCTATCCGTCGTGCGAAGAATGCTGCAAAACTCTACGAGGCTGTGGCAGAGTTCAACTCACTGCGCCTCAAGATGCACTGGCAGACACCACAGTGCAGTGCGTGGATTGACGCCTACAAGGGTTCGGGTGCCTTCTTTACGATGCAGAACCTTATCCGCTTCCACGGCTGTGTAGCATATGATGATGCCGGTAAGCGTTTGGACAAATACCAGTCGTTGGCGTTCATTACCACCAAGGCTAAGATGTACCGCAATGGCGATGGCTGGCGACTCTTGGCAGTGTTGAAGAAGATGCTCGAAGATAACGGCATCGACCTCAAGCGCAAGATGGCCGAGTGGCGTAAGAAGTAGCCCGACACGGTTGGCAGGCAGGTATTGATGGGCTGACATATTTAGCACGGCCTTGTTCAAGCGACCCGCGAACCGGTATATCAACCGGTTCGCGCGTTCATCACAAGGAGTTACATCTACTGATTAGAGTTATGCCCCCTGTCGGCAATCATACCACCAACTTTTGGCAACCTCGATATGAAGGGCCATCACATTTACTACCGTCCTGCGGATACGATGCCCTCCCAGCTTGATTAGCTGTTGGGCATCCTCCCGTATGACGCCTACATCACATAATTAGAGCAATGCCCCCGAATGGCATTCATATCTTTCAACAAATAAAACTACAACTATGAGCAAGAAACAACTACGACGCAGAGCATATCTGCTCTCAAAAGTACGCGAGCAAGGTATCCGTTGCAAGACACACGCCAAGACCATCTTCTGCCCCTATGGCGAGGACCCCGTAAAGATGCCTTATGTAGGCAACCTCATCAGTGAGTTCCAGTTCTGTGTACAATTTGAGATGGTAGCATAATGGAGAGAGGAGCAATAGCAACGCTCAAAGTACCATACTTGGGCTACCGCCGCATAGAACTTATCGAGCCCTACGGTAATCAGTGGCTCGTGAGGATCTGCGAGAGTGGCAAGGAGATTACCGTCTATGAAGACGAATTTGAGTTAGACTAAAAAATCAGAATCATTATGGCAATAGGAATTATTCAGGCTATATGTGGCGGCTGTTCGTGCGATGAGCAGCAGGCACGAGAGTACCTCGATGATGAACTTAGGTATCTGCGTGAACTACGCGAGGTAAACGATATGCAGCATAGCGACATAGAGTTGGCTTGCTCAAACCTCGGCATCGAAGCCGACTATGAGGAATATTTCATTCAGGCATTGGCCGTATAGAAAGGAGGACATTATGCACGCAGCAGAAGAATATTTACGCAATACAGCAAACCCTCCATCACTCCATGTGCAGATTGGCGGCAAGCGTCGCAGGCTGTTTATCAACCGCGACCAGAATCAGATAGGCATCGTTGCCACGAACAAGAGAAAATGTGGCTATCTCTTCACGGATTGGGATAGCATCGAAAAGGTGCTTTATCCATCAGACCACGCTCCCAAGAGTGTCGAGGAGGCTAACCGTCAGATGGTGCTGAAGTATCAGCGACTGGCAAGCAAGGCGACATTCACAGGGCCCTATATCAAGAAGGCACTCAACCCTGACCCTGCAAAGTCGCTATACGAGAATGGTCTGACCACCGGAACACGAGTCGATGGTCAGGTCATATCGCTCAAAGCCGTGGAGAAATGGTGCGGAGAGCTCACTATGCAACAGTTCCGTGAGGCTCTGCGTGAGGGTAAGAAGTTTTACTCTTTACGCTTCGACTTCCGTGGCTACGATGGCTCGCTGTGGGTTGAGCCCTGCGAGATTGAGGGCGACACTTCGGGTAAGCGAGTACTTAATGCAGGCTTCAGCAAGGAGTATCGTGGCTGTGGAAACGGCTACTACTACCTACTTATCAACGATGAGAACTTCATCGGCTACGACATTGACTAACCAACAACAAAAGATATGAGCAGACAACTACATTTTGGAACAACCTACCAGGTACAATACGGCTACGGCGGTATGTTTGGTAGCGATGGGCAGGATGCCCTATACGATATCTTCTCTATGTTCGAGATTGAGAACAATGCCGAGGATATCTACACCGATGACTACGAGGTGGAGCGAGAGGAACTCAAGCGTCTTCGCCAGATGCTTATCGACAAGGACGAGAAGTATCGTGAGAACGAAGAGGAACTCACCAGATACCTCACAAAGATTGAGATGACACTCGACGAGTTCATCACTAAGGTACTTGACCGCCTCATCAACGAGAGCGACCAACAAAATGAGTATGTACTAATATCGTGGTATTGATATGGAGGAGAGAGATTTAATTGTGTGCGAGGAGTGCGGCTCGACAGAGATTCAGACACAGGCGTGGGTAGATGCCAACACCCACGAGTACATCGGCGAGACGGGCATTGACCGTGATGATAACTGGTGCAACGAGTGTGAGACTCACTACTACTTCTGCACGAAGACGGAGTTTGTGGAGCGCATGGAGGCTTGGTGGGGAGATTCAGATTTTCCGACAATGGAGAGGGTTACGGGCTACCGTCAGGATGACTTCTCGCCAGAAGAGGGCTATCAGGATTTTGTTGATGCCTGCAACGAGTGGTGGAAAGCGAAATCCTACGACGAGAAGCGAGCAATCTTCAAGGAGCATAACAGCGAGGAGTAGCCTATGGTATATCAACTACTCAAAGACATTGAGCAGCTACTGGGTGGCAAGGAGACGCTCACAGCTGCCGAGCAGAGCATCTTGGAACGCTCCTCGAAGGTCATTACAACGATGCGTAATCCCGAGGATACCGAACTACTCAAAAAGGATGAGTTACTTATCCGCTACTGTCCTGCCACGAAGCATCCCGTGCTTGTCTACTACGATGGTGGCGGTATGTGCTCCTGCCTGCACAACGACACTGTGGAGGAGGATATGGAGGATGTGAAGCGTTGGCTAAAAGAGATGACACAAGAACAAACCAACAGCAATATGAGCTACGACAAAGAAGAAGAGTTAATGGATGAGATACTCTCGTCCGAGGAGAACTGTGAGACCTTTATGGAGGTCGTGATGGAGGAGATTCAGTCCGATGAGGAGACCTACCGGCACAAGGCACACCAGCTGATTCAGGCATACCGTGAGGATAACTGCGGGGATATGCTTATGGCACTCTGCGGCTGGTCGATGCACACCTTACTTATCAAGTATCAAGAGAAAAAAGAGCAAAGCAATGAATAGAATTTTAGAAGCAGTGAGGGCGTACTTCAACGCCATTCAGAACCCCACAGATGAGGAGAAGCGAATACAGGCATTGCTTGCCGAGGGCTTCTTCCCGATTACCTCGGTCTGCCGCGATGACCTTCTTGTACGAGGCTTCGATGCAGCGAAGGTCACAGATGAGCAGATGCAGGAACTTGCCCGCCGTATGGCAGACGACTACTGCGAGCAACTATTCTGGGATAGTATGGAGATTATCGCAGAGGCTGTCGGCATACCTAAACGCAGAGTTGATTTCTGTCCCAAGTGCGAGTCGGAGATGATTTACTTCGATGTTACAACGGGACGCAACCGTTGCTCTAACTGCGGTCAGGAGTGGGACAACAACACCTACGCATTGGTGGAGTTTCCTGTTGATGGCACCTACTTCGAGCAGGAGGAGATTGGCTATCCTGTATTCGACAGAGAGGATAACGGTGCAAGGCTAGTGCCTGAGTATGAGTATATGCTGCAATTCGGCAGAACACCTGACCGAGAGAAGTGCTACCGTGCTGTCGAGTGGCCTGCTTCTCAACAGTTTATCGGCAACGAGGAGTGTATGCTTATCAACGATGACGAGGGTCTTGAACTCTTTGGCTCCTCTGCATATTGGGTTCCTGTAAAACTACTAAACAAGGAGGTATGATAGCACTCATAGACCCATTCAAAGAGGAGATGCTTGGGCGAGGCTTCTCGGCGCATCATCTCGGCATTCACGTCAATATGCTCACCGGTGAGATGTCACTCATCAAGAGCGACGAGGCACGCAACCACGCTAAGGAGGTGCGTGACTACATCAAGGAGCGAGAGATTGACGACATAGCCACCTACGACCACGAGTCAGTGATGGAGCTTGCCAGCGACTATGTTGGTGACCACATCGTGCCGGAGGGTGTAGATGAGGAGTATGGCAATTCGGATGAGTATGTCGACCTGCTCGACTGGTGGTGCGAGATATTCTCCTACAACATAGCGGAGTTGGCGATGTGCCACTACTTCGAGACACACAAACATCTTGTAGACAGATAACTGAGCGGTGAGCAGCAATGCTTACCGCTTTTTTAATAACCTTTTAACACAAAATCATTATGGCAAATCAAATGGTAATGACTGCTCCTACGCAGTTCAATTTCTCGGTGAACAACATCGAAACAATGAGTCTCGACACACTGCGTCGTACTCACAAGGAAAACGACATCTACGGTCAGCCGATCAAGGGTATCTACCACTACGAGGTTATCCAGCGTATGGCCGATCTCTGCGAGAAGCACAACCTGAACTACGAGGTCGAGGAGATCTTCGCAGCGCAGAACAAGAACAAGAATCAGCCCGGCGTGGTGGTACTGCCACAGGTGGAGCGCGAGTTTGGCGTGCAGGCTGTTGAGGCACATATCCTGCGCCGCATCTACACAACAATCCGCATCAACGATTGGGAGACCGACGAACTCACCACAACGCTTGTCGTGGCATTCCATCAGGATGGCATTCAGGCAGCCATCGGTCCCTGCGTCAAGATATGCCACAACCAGTGTATCCTCTCACCGGAGCGCAGCGTGGCAAACTATGGTCGTGATAAGGTAACGACGGAGGAGCTCTTCACTCGTGTAGATGAGTGGCTCTCTAACTTCCACACCAATATGACCGAGGACCGAGAGCGTATCAAGCGACTCAAGTCAAAGGTTGTATCGCCAACGGAGTTGTACGCCTTCATTGGTCTTCTCACGGCTATCCGTGTATCACACGACAGCGCCGACAAGCGACTCTCCTCACAGGTGGATACCTATCCTCTGAATCAGGGACAAATCTCGGTATTTACCGAAGACCTACTCAAACTCAACCTTGAGAAGGGCAAGATAACCCTCTGGGACATCTACAATGTGGCAACAGAACTCTACAAGCCGGGGCGCACAGATATTCCTGCGATGATTCCGCAGAATGGAGCGCTGGCGGAGTTGCTACTATCACAAAATATAGCAACAGCATAATATGACACGCATCAAAGGACAACTAACGACAGCCGACTACCTTCCCATAGCCGAATTTTACAAACTCATAAACAATCTTGAAGCCGATGGCCAGTATATGTGGGAGGCGTACTGCTGGCTCTCTTTCTGCACAGCCTTCCGATGTTCGGATGTGCGGACTCTGCGCTGGCGTGATGTGCTGAATCGCTCGGAGCTTACCCGCATCGAGCAGAAGACAAAGAAGAGCCGTATGGTCAAGTTCAGCGATGATGTGCGACAGAAGACTCAGCAACTGTATGAGCTGTCGGGTTGTCCTGATGTGGATAGTCTGATACTATATAACCCACGAACAGGTGAGCCGTACACGATAGTACACATCAACCGTCAGCTCAAAGTCTTCAAGGCTAAGTATCGAATGAAGATTCGAGCATTCTCAACTCATACCTTCCGCAAGACATTCGGCAGGTATGTTTACGAACTTATGAAACGCTCTCCGGAGGCTCTGGTGCTGCTGAACCAGATATTCAAGCACTCGACCATTGAGACCACGAGGCGTTACATCGGATTGGCGCAGGAGGACATCGACAAGGTCTTTATGTCAATCCACATATAATTTCTGCCGGGCAGACACTCCTTTGGGGTGCTGCTCGGCTACTCTTTAACTACAAGACTTCAACATTATGAGCATACAGATTGGAAAACTACTCGCGAACGGCACTGTTCGACATATCAAAGTAACAAATGAGGAACTCTCGGAACGATTCATCAGAGTCCTCAAACGATTTTATCCCAATGAGGAGCGTGTGGATGCACTCATCGCTCTGGGCGATATTCACCGCTTGGGTCCTTCACCTTATGGCAGATGGACCGACTGCCGAGATGAGATACACTGTTTTGGGGCCATCCGTGATGGTCGCAGGGATAACACGCACCTGCCACGCATAGCTGACTGCGTGGAACTATTTAAGAGTTACGCCGAGGATTGCTTCCTCTTTGCTGATGGTAAGTGGTGGTATCTATCGGGCGAGGGACGCATCCCCCTTGAGGATTACTTCATAAAGCCCGTAAAAAATACTATCAGACATCTGACCGTCTACCACAATGCAAATGCCGGCTTTGCCAAGGTGCACAACCTTACCTGCTGGGAGGAGATTGAGGAGTTCGCCGAGCGTGAGAAGGTTATTCTCTATGTCTATAAGTATTTCAGATTAGTAAAGATTGTTAAACCATCAAGATTGAAGGAGGGGAAGTATGTATAAAAGTATTAAGTTGGCATTGGAACATATGCCAGAGGAACTCATAACACCTGAAATGATTGAAGAGGCAACAAAGTGTACTGATGTTGAGATCTTATCATACATTCCTCAGCGAATGCTGACCGCAGATATCATTGAGCGTATCTTAAACAATAGTAGCCATAGTTGGCACAGTTTCAGCCTGAAACATATCCCCGAGGAGTTGCGCACGGAGCTTGTGTGTAGCCATGCCGTAGATAAGAACTACCGCAATATCCACTCGGTGCCATCGCATATCATCACACGAGAGATGGCACAAAAGGTTATGAAGAATTGCTCAGGGGACTTCGATGTGCTCACTACAATTCCAGCCAACATCTGGGATGCAGAGTTGGCAATAGATGCGATGATTGCCCAGACGGGTGATTATCGTTATATCGACTACAATTCAGCGATAATGCGTCTTGAAATTATACTCGAGTTATTGCCCCAATCGGTAAAAACCAAAAGTCTGTATATTCAGATGCTTCAATGCTCCTCTCTTAATGTGAGTCGCACCATAAAGGTTACGCCTGCAAAGTTCCAAGATAAGCAGTTCTATCAGTATGTCGCTAAGCGAGACCTGTCGATGGTGCCCAAGAAGTATATCTCATACGAAACTCTCTATGCAGCTCTCTTCTCCGAGTATGACAACAACCAGGTGTGCAGTGAGTATATGTTCCGAGACTATATCCATCTATTGGATGACCGTCTTGCTGACCAGCTCATACGAAAGCACGCATACCTGTACAGACGACTGCCTGACGAGTTCCGCACCTCAAAACGACTGATTCTTGCACTCGAAAGTGGCAAAAATGATGGCAACGATTTTATTGACATAGAGAAAAGCAAGGATAGACGATTGCTCACAACAGAAGTATGCAGGGCTTATGTAAGGCGTGGTGGCAGCTGTCCGAAGTTTCCCGACAAGGTGTGGACAAAGCGATTTGTGGAGTACTGTGAGGAGAACTGCAAGTCGTACCAATGGTTTGAGCAGATGCCGACAGAGTTCCAAACGCCGAAGAATACACAAGCGGCTTTCGACTACAACAGCTACAACATTCGCTATTTCTTAAAGCGTTTCATTACTCCCGCAATGGCGAAGTCGGTGTACCGCGAGAACTACTACAATTGTTGGGTGCCGAAGCACTTTATCACCGAGTTTGTCAAGCAGACAGGACTCTCGGAGAAGTTCTACGGTGGTGAGCGTTCACTGCTCACCCTCAAAAACAACCACGAGGATTACACCTACTGCAAGATTGGCAATACATATATTGGCTTCTACTACACGGATAAGTATAACCCAAATACTGCGCGCCTGATTATGACTCGTGCCGAATCTCGCTACTGCCAGCCTTCGCGAGTGTTCGAGTGCGGCGTAAGCACCTTCCATCGCACTTGGCTCGAGAAGATTGTGGCGGAGAATGATCCTCTCTTCGAGAAGCCGAAGGTAGATAAGTCGCTGCGTGCTGTGCAGGCATTAGGCTACTATGGAGTGGAGAAAATCAAGGACATCAAGCGTACAGAGATATTCCGCAATACCTTCCTTGGCGAGACAATCGGATACTGTGCCCGCCGCAGAGACCTCACATATCACAGCGACAACTGCGCAACACTCCTCGAAGGAATGCTCTACAAGATTAAGGGTATGGCTGTGCCCGCCGACATCGGTGAGGAGCCTGTATCCTACACCGCTGATGAGTTGCACAATAAATATGGATTCTGCTATGCTGGTATGACCGCCTTTGCTGAGGATTACAACCTCGATATGAGCCAGGCATACACCGTGCAGCAGATGCGTCAGATAGTCCGTGAGATTGGGCCGAAGCCATCGCTTACCTACTACAAACGAGAACTCAAAAAGATTAAAGTGATATAATATGGAGAAGTATAAAGTTACTATAGAAGAAACTCTGCGCAGAACTATTGAAGTAGACGCAGAGACTCCAGGGATGGCAGTCTGCCAAGTAGAGAACGAGTATAATGCAGAAGAGCACATATTGACAGCGGAAGATTTCTTTGGAGTAGATATTGCCTTATCTATGTACGATAAAGAGGCTGTATCAGCGTTGAACGACAAGCAGTTTGTGGAGTTCGTTGAACAGAAATATACTGATATGCACTGCGAAATAGACATCAAGGATAAGATTATCTCAGCATTCGGAAGTATGGATAATGCTCTCTATGACTACAAGGAGCATAAGGATATGCTTTACCGCAATCGTCCTCAAGTGTATTTGCTGTATGAGGGTGATGCGTGGCTGAGCACATCTTCATTGACCTTGATTGCTCCATTTACCTCTTTTGAGAATGTGATAACATATATGCGTCGCAAAAAGAAGGAGTTCGGACTCAAGAGTGATGATCTGAAACAATTTGAGGAGATGCGACAGACACAAGGTAGAGAAGTCAATTACTACTGTACCTCTGAATATCTTGATGATATGCCAGAACCGGAGCCTGAACGCCCTCCAAAGGAGCAGGCATTCTATGATAAGGTTTTTAAATACGGGCAGTCCGAACTATCGCGTGGCGAACTGGAATCTTTACCTGCTCCGTTCTATACTTACGATGTAACTGACGAGCAGATGGAGGAGATTGTAATGGACACGGAGTTAGATACCCGTGATAGACTCCGCCTGAATGAGGGCGAGCCCATCGATTTTGAGAATGACCGCCATAGTGAGGTATGGTGGGCAGAGATGGAGGCCGCCGTATGTAGACATAATGTCCCGTACTACGAGGACATAGACGAAGAATAATTGTTCATCACACGCCATAATGATGACCGACCGTCACGGTTTTACAAACGCCGTGGCGGTCATTTTTTACTTTTTTGAGGTGATTTCTTCACCCCAAGAGAGTTTTATACACCTACTCTTAAACAACAAACATAACAGCATATGACAAAGAAAATCAGTTGGCAGGAGGTAAACACCCTGCGAAAAGCATTGCAGGAGGAGATTGTATCGCTTCTCAAAGAGAGAAACATAACCGAACTACCGCTGGAGTTTGACGAAGACTCACAGTCTCCAACCTATGTGGTAGACTACTGCCATCGTTACGATGCGTGGTACGAGAAACAAGCTACCGCCGTAGGCATCTGCGAGGATGACGATTGGTACTTGAAGGTCTACGATAACCAGGAAGACGAGCACTCGACAATATATGCCAGCGAGACAACACTCGCAACAAACAACATTGATTGGTTGCTCGGTATCCGTGACAACATTTGTGAAATCCTAAAAAACGAATAGTATGCCAGCTTCAAAGACAATCTACCTAACCGTGCGCGTGGATATCTTCAATCCCAATGTGGAGGAGATAACCGATGACGAGGCACAGAATGTGGTCAGCAACCTTGACTACGAGTTTCAGAACTACAAAGACTACGAAATGCAGACCGAGATCTGCGGAATTAACGACTAAAATAAGACAATAATATGAGAAAATTCAAGAAGGGACAGCGTGTCTATTGGAATGACCCTGCCGGAGAGACATCGGGCGAATATACAGTCCTCGATGCACACGAAGAGAAGTACCAGAACTACACTGACGAGGATGTAGAGGATTACGATGACCGCATCATTCTCATTGGTGATGGCCATAGCGAGGCGGAGGTAAATGCGGAGGAACTTGACATACTTTGTCCGCTCTCTCCCGAAGATATTCACGAGGTGCAGATGATGCAGGAGGCTATGCAGGACCTGCGTCAGGATATGCTCAAGATGATGCGTGAGACCGTATCGAAATATGACGAGCAACGAATGGAGCACCCTGACGGGCACTCGTTCACATTCCACGATGAGGATGGAGATAAGTGCGAGGTCATAGCTCTTGAAATAATCGAGGGTAAACTGACCGCCCACTTGGAGTATGAGAATCTGGGTATAGAGAGAAATGTTCCTGTGAACTCCCTTGATGTCTTAGAGCTCTACGATATTATGGTAGAAATGATAGATGAGTAGCGATGGAGAAGATGAGTGCCTTACAACAGAAGATGGAGGACTCGTTTGTCGAGTTCTGCGAGGAGCACGGCCACGAGCCTCGCTACGCCAATTGTGAGATTGAGTGGCAAGATGACCACGATACCTGCGATGTTGTCTTCAAACTATCGTGCGATGTGGACGAGAGCGAGGATGACAAAATATTCTTCTACTGCAACTCCGTGCGAGACCTTCAGTCGATGACCGAGAAGGGTACGGAGGATTTTGTGATAACCGATATTCACTCATTTGAAGACGAACTGCTTTAACTATGCTACAACAGAGACTTTACGACCTATCGGCAGAGTATGTGAACACACTCAAAGCTCTGCCACACCGACCTGATGGTTGGTTGCCACACATTGTCTATGTCGAGGAAGAGGGCGACTATCCCGTATTCACTCGCTACCGTATGACGGAACTTAGAAGCGACGGCGGTTGCACGCTCATCAACGACGAGACGGGCGAAGTGTTTACCGACAGACACCTCACAGAGATTAACATCGAATGGCTCGACACGCTGCTCAGTTGGTATAACGACTGCTGCAACGAGCAAGGACTGAACACCCAAAACGAGTAACCTATGCCATACAAAAGTGAGAAGATATCCATCAGCGGCACAGAGTATGACCGCCGACAGAAACTGACACCCGAACAGCGTGCCGAGATATATCATCGCTACCACACCGAAGATGTGAGCCAGCGACAATTGGCACGAGAGTATGGTGTGAGCCGAAGACTGATAACATTCCTCATAGACCCCGACAAAATGGAGGCATCACGCCACCGACTCAAGCGTAGCAAGGCGAAGGGAATGTATAAGCCCGATAAGAAAAAGTGGGCGGAGACTGTGCGAGAACACAGAAAGTACAAACACGAATTGTTCAAACAAGGTAAAATTCAAATTGCAGTATGAAACCAAGAGAACAGGAGCGAGAACTCCAGAGAAAGTTAGTCGACAGCATTGTGTTCGTCGCAATTAACCATCAGCCACAAGATTGGCTACCTATGAAAGTAACCGTCATCGAGTACCCCGAGGATGAGAATGGCGAGGAGCAGCAGCGCCTGGCCGAGTGTATGCTCAAAGAGATATTCGAGAGCGAGGAGTGCTGTATGCGTGAGATTGGTACCGCCATAGATGAACCATACGGCGTGAGCGAGATTATCAATAAGTCGCTTATCGAGGTGTGGGAGAAGTATACCCACATCAGCAGTAAGGAGTGGCGCAGAAATGCCATTGCCTACCTTAAAGCCAACACCAAGGCTTCGGAGACTATCATCGAGGCATTCGTAGATACCCAATGGAAGAAAGAGGAGTTGTTTGCCGACAACCTCACAGAGTTTAACAAGGCGTACAATTATAAATAGCGTAATAAGATATGAAGACAAAAGAAGAGTTATATAGCGAGAACTTTGATGTTCTCAGTGTAAATGGCAAAGAGGTTTTGTTTACCTGCCTGCGCATCAGCAGAGAGATTATTCCCGAGGGGCTCCACGCCTACGACATTCGTGAGTCGGATACCGGAGGTGAGTTCGCAACCATCGAGCCCCGCGTAATTGTAAACCACGCAGGAACAATCCTCTCGAAGGAAGTAATCGAAATGGGACCTGATGGTTTTGTGGAGATTGACGAGTACGGATTTGAGGACTCGATGACACTCCAGGAATGGTTGGATAGTAACACTTAATAGATTGGATATGGATATTCAGAAACTGACACAAGAATACAAAGAGCGATTCTTTGCCTACGCCGAACAGGTGGCGGAGAATCCTCCAAAGAAGGGGGAGAAAAAGGGAGGGTTGGAATCTCCCAACTTCCTTAAAGAGGTTATAAGACCTATACTTGATGCATTGGTGGATTTACTTCCAGAGTATGGGTTTGCAAAGACCACGGACAAGTACTCAATGTACGGTGAATACTACCGCATTAAGGCGGGAATCGTACTCATAGGAGGTTTCTCCATTGACGATGACTTTAAGTTGTTATACACGCCGCTATTCCACGGTAAACCTTGTGGCGAAAGCTGTGAGGTGGTTGATATTACACAGTTGGTCAATACTTTACGCCGAGAGTTTGAGCGGAGAGGTGTCAAAACAAAGTAACTATGAAAGATATACGACAGAAGGCTGACAATGCGGTATTCGTTGCATCAGCCATCGGACCTTGGGGTATCCTAATGCTCATAGTAGCTATCGCAGGTTTAGTGAAGTGCTGCGTTACAAAACCTCCCGACCTAACAGAAGAGAACATCAATAAGAGTGGTAACATCGTAGAGCACGTAATGGTGCTGGACAGCACAAACAATGGTTTCAGGGTGGTGTATGCCACAGCAGAGACTGTTACCAATGAGAAATATGAAGAGATACGAGGGCGGCCTCACATCCAAACAAGGTTTAATAGGTTAAAGGTTGAGGCTCCAAAATACTTTGGAGGGAGTCTTCTCAATACAGATATATGCGACTTCGCTCTCTATGCCTACCGTTTTCCGATAGACAATGATCTGCGTATTCATAATATATTTGTCGCAGGTAAGGAGAAGATGAACTTCTATGTTCAGCCCAACCCGAACCTGCCGAATTGTGCTACTTGGATGAATTTCGGTACCGAGCAGGGCAACCAATACCTAAATTTTCACGACATAAATGTCTATATACCCAACGGCGGTAGAATTTATAGATATTGGAAGTGTCGGCACTTGTTGCAAGTCTCTGATAATGACGAGCATTTTAGCCATTTCACAGAAGATGAACGCCTGTTTTGATGAGTGATTTTCTCTGTATATTTTCGAGTGTAACCTTCTGAAAATTAACACTTAAAACACTTGGTGGACAAGTAAAATAAGTGTATATTTGTACTCCATTTAGAGTGATCGAGTAACCTAGTTTGTAAATTGATTGAAATAGATTGAATATGGTAGACAAGTAAAATGACATCGGAGAAGTCGCAGATTAAGTTTGCGAAATCGGAAAGAACGGGAGAGCTTATTGGCTTTGTTTCCCGACATTCAAAAACTCGTCAATTGAAAGGAGTCAGGGAAGACTCAAGATATGGCAAGCAGATTTGTGTCCTGGCAGAAGATCTGAAAGGTACAATCGAGCCAAATGTTCTCTATTCGGTTGAATTGAAGCCTATGCACAAGGCAAAGGGATATGTGGTAGTTGCCGCCACACCTGTACAGTTTCCTGCGACAGTAGAGACCATAATCGTTCCCAAAACGCTGTATAAGGTTACAGTGTCATTCGGCAACAAGACCATCTATCTCGACCCGAAGGACGGCAAAAGTGCAATGAGCCGAACACTCGATGGAGTGCTCCAAATCCTCAGAGAGCGTAAGGACATCGAGAACCACGAGGAGGTGATAGCCGACTTCATTAAGCAGGCTCAGGAGTTGATACGCCGATTCGAGCAGGACGGGTATATCTACACCGGCAAGCGTTACATAGGAGGTGGTCACAAATGAAGCGCCCGACAGTAGGAATAGCCACTGACGGCGCACATTCCACGAAGGAGAGGTTGACACGCTACAGGGCGGTTGACCTCTCTTCTGGATTGGAACTCTTCAACCATTCCATAGGCAACAAAACAAATAACATCGGAGAGTTTCTCGCCATCATAGAGGCTGTCAAATATATCCTCAGACACCCCGAAGCACCTCGCATTATCTACTCGGATAGCATTACCGCAATCACTTGGTATCGTAATAAGCAAACTGCGTCATCTCGACGCTGTGAGCAGCTGCAATTAGCTGAAATTTTCCTCAAAGTTATGGCAGCTAAAATAGACGATATTCAGGTGCTACATTGGGATAATCGCGAGTGGGGCGAGACACCCGCAGACTTCGGAAATAAGTAATCTCATAATATATAAATAAAGGTATGGCGAAACTGAAATCAAAAACACAGTGCCTTGTTGAACTCAAAGAGGAGGATTACCTTATGCTCTTAGAGAACACAATAAAGATGGAGGCGTTGAAAATAGCCGGTATCGAGAAGATGGCAATATACAAAGCGATGGAGCATATACTCCAACATCAACATATTGATTTACTCATCAAGCCTGTTTCGAGGCGATATTGCTAGTTTTTTGAGGTGATTATTATACACCCAAACCATAGTGTTAATCAATATAAACTAATGATAATTAATAAGATAAAAAGAGGCGTATGTACGGATTTATGTTTACCGCGCATACGCCACTTTTCTCTGTATATTTGGCTCAGCCAAAAATACTTACATATCAGCGTTTTGATTCAAAAGATTTATATATCTTTGTCATCGCAATTAGTTAGCTATCAACGAACTCCATGTAGCCTTCTATGTAGGGATTATGGATTTCCAGCAAAACTAACACTGATAATCAATCAGTTAAAATAAAAAGGTTTGTGTCAAAATGCGCACCTTCTTTTTTTTAAGCACAAAGCCCCGACTTTCACAAGCTGGGGCTTTGTTATTACCTAAAGATTTTGTATCTTTAGGCATAAGATTTTCACTATGACAAAGATACATTTTCGTCCTTATAATTCCAACCAAACAGTGCTTTTTCCTCAAAGAATTGACGAGGATATTGCAGAGCATGATCCAGTTCGGATGGTTGACGCTCTGGTTGAGAGCCTGAACCTTGAAAGTTTCAGGAAGTTGTATAAGGAATGCGGGCGCAGCCCTTACCATCCCAGGATGATGCTCAAGGTCATTCTGTATGCCTATATGAACAACATCTACTCCTGCCGGAAAATCGAAAAGCTCCTTCACCGTGACATCCATTATATCTGGCTGGCCGGATATGAGAAACCGGATTTCATTACCATCAACCGTTTCCGCAACCGGGTGAAGAAGGAAATCAACGAGGTGTTTACGCAAACCGTACTTCTTCTCTCTTCCAAAGGCTTCATCAGCCTGAATGTGGAATACATTGACGGGACAAAGATCGAATCCAAAGCCAACAAGTACACTTTCGTCTGGCGAAAAACGGTTGAGCGGAACCGTGAACGCCTGATGAAGAAGATACATGTCCTGTTAGGGCAGATAGACGATGTCATCGCCCAGGAGAACTCATCGGAAAGCAATGAGGAGATTGAGTTCACTCCGGTCATGCTGACTGAAATGGCGGGAGAATTGCGTCAAGCACTCGAACAGGTTCCTGAACCCTCCACGAAAGAGGAAAAGACTGCGTTGAAAAAGAAACGCAAACAGCTGAAGG